CAGCACAATTTATAGTTAGCGTCTACGATTATGTAAATAACAAATATATCAACCTCACTGCTTTTAAACCTATCCTCCAACCTTATGAGAAAAGAGGGTATGAGGTCAATTATTTCTTTTCTTGTGCTAACAAGAAGAACTTTATTAGCAATATAGGAGATAGTTTAGTGAGGATCAAAGCTTATTTTACTCATAATGACTTTCATAACGGTTACAATAGTCCAGATCTATTGTTTGGAGTCGACGCAGTCTCTTTAACAGCAGAGAAAGGTGCAGTTGAAGTGGTCCATATTATAAAATATAACACTTTTAAGTACAATAATGCTACTGAAATAGACCCAATAGTATACCGAGCGTACACTAATTTTTCTATCATTGGAGGTGCAAGTTCTCTTAAATACGTCGATGGTGATTTCTTTTCAGTGTTTGCTATTAATGAAAAAGATTATTCATTAGATTATCCTGGCATCCGGTGCTACTTTACCGTACCAGTTAAGACGTCTACTGATGGAGTTATACTAAAACTATATAAGTTTCGGCAAGTAAATTACACTTATGGACAGACTGAACCTGCTATAACAAAAGTCAGCGCGTATAATTATATCAAAAAGACCTGGGAAACAATAGGGTGGTGGGATGGTATGGTAGCTACGTCTTATACTGACCTCACGTTCTACCTTACAGAGGACTATGTAGTCGGGAGCAAATTAGTTTTCTATGTCCAGACTATAGGTTATGCGTGGCCAACTCCTCCTAGACACCCTAGAGCTTTCATAGAACTAGACGCAATCGAAGTTATTACCAGAGGAGTCGTATTATACCCAAATATATTCAAACTCCATACTGCGGCTTCGGATACTTGTATTGTAGAGCATACCATTTCCAATTTAGAGGTTGGCTTTTTTAAGGCAGAGACTGATTTCTTTATTGATTACATAGGGAATGTTACATTAACAGACTATCTAGGTTCAGGTAATATACAAGTATATTATATAATTAATGTCTCGTCTGACGGACAATTTATGGGGAGTTATAACCTCAGCTTATATAACAAGACTAGAATTAGGTTACCTTATTATGTCCGTAAGTTCAAGTTTAATTTAACATTTGTTGTTAATGTATCCAAAGCTATATATGACGTACTATTTAATATTACTAAAGTCGAATTTTTAGTTTATGCACAACCAGACGAGATAATGTTAAAAGTAAATAATATCTCTCCAGAACCTACTGGTCTACATTCAGCAATACTTAAAGGTATATTTGAATCTAGACAGTTAAATATAACATCTAGGTACCCTGCTCGGGTAGACTTAACAGTTACTGGGCACTTTTATAATTCTTCTACTCCGCTATTACAAGGGATAAGGACACTTATGTTTTATTGGAAGCCTCCTCTTAACTTAAGTTTACCTACTGTGAAGTTATATAATTGTTTCTCCAAATTTGTATACATTAGGACAGAGAGCACTGATTGGACTGAGGTTAGCATTACTGGTGGGAATGAGAGCGCGGAAATATCTACTAGTGAGCTTAATGCCGTCCTAGACCCAAATGACGTTGTCATTAATGGGACTAGGTTAGACTTAAAAATTATTACAAAAAGTGACGTTTACTGTCTTGCTAAAGAGCCGAGAGACCAGGTAGAAATGCCTGCATATAATAATACACTAATAGACTATGTTACGACTCTTTATTTAATTTATGATTTTCAGTATGCTTATTTTGTAGAGCCTAATTACGTCGGGTCTATAACCTTGACTAGGAGGAGTACAGGAGAAATTATTCCACATGTATATCACTACGGAAAATATTATTATTTCTCTTCTAGCGGACTAGAGTCTCCATTTAATAAAGATGATATTTTTGATATTTCGTATAAAATAGACCCAGGGTGGGATATTTCTACTAGTTTAGTCAAATCTAATAGCACTTATTTAGAAGCTGATCTAGAGATAAGTTCTTACTATTGGTTACAAGATGTTATTGTCACTCTCCCTAACTTTGGAGAATATCAATACTGGACTATAGAACTCCAAAATGACTTTTATAAGCTACTATATTCTGAGCGGTTCAACGGCCACTTTACACAAGGAGTCATTGATGGGCAGTATGGTTGGAGTGGTCTAGGGACAATTACAAAAAATTTATATTATAACTTCCCTTACTCAGTCTGTTTAGGTAGTGCTATTTCTCCACTGTTCACTAATGTGTCTGAAGGGAAAATAATCACATATATATATTTAAGTAATATGAACAGTAGTCTGTTAAATATAACTTATCTGCCAAATATTCAAATAGGGCTCGATAGGTATACTAAGTACTTATTTATTCGGTATAACGCTACTTACATAGTCACGAACATTTCTGTTCAATTCGGAAAATGGCACGAACTAATATTATATATTGAGAACTCACAAATATGGTTTTCTTTAGATGATTTAGTTAGTCCCAAGTTTAATTTTTCGACAATAATAAATAGACTTATTTTTAATGGTGAAGGTTCATATATAGACTATATAACTATATATCATAAGTTTAAGGCAGGGGCTGATTTATCTGAGCTATACGATATTAGACAAATAGATGGGATTGTATATATAAATATTCCAAGTGTGACTCAGACAGTACAAGAGTATAAAATAAGGGCATATAAAGTTTTTATAGATTATTATGAGTTATCGGGTACTACTACAACATTTATAAAGTATGAGGTAAATATGTATTCTACTAGACCGGACTTATTTGTTAATACCACAGTGCAGATATCAGCTCCAGTAAGCCAGTATTTGATTTGGAAAGTTTTTAGAGGAGCAGTCCAACAACCTTGGGAGATCGATACTTCCTACTCTGACTTTTTACTTATTACAGTGCCTACTTTAGACGTTAAACAGGTAGTATTCTATATACACGGGTATTCTTGGAAATATACTCAAGATTATATAGAAGAAACTGAGACTTACGCTCATTACCGTATAATTGTAGAGACAAATGATGTAGATGCTGTCAATGAAGTAGGCGGTGGAGTCATAAGAGCAGATATATTAAATGTATTAGATTTTGAAGTATGGACAGTCACAGGAGACTATTGCACTTTTTATTTCAACCAGTCGGAAGACGCTTATGCTGACCACATAAACGTCAACTTGACTCATGTCGACACTAGCCCTATTTACTTAGAAATACAGGGCTATAAACCTGGGACCACTAGCGAGAAAATCTCTCAAGATGAACTCAAGATATTCTACACTTGTACTCTTTCTCTCCCGAGAAATGACAGCCTCGCTCCAAATACTACTCTTTATGTCATAGTCCCAGAGGCAGTTGATTACTACTACTGGACTCTCACTGCAGGGACTAAAAACGGCAGCCTCATTGACTTCACTGACAACAGCTCTTGGCAGTTCTCTGTCTACGTAGACAGAGTAGAGTGGGTAGTCCCTTCCATAGAAGCTTGTCTAGCCGCCGATTTGGTCCGCTCATTTCCAGATTTCGTCATCTTTAACGTCAAAGGGTATTCATATAAAGTGCACTCTCCTCAGCTCACGTACACTTCTGACGTCGAAAAAAGATATGACGTGAAAATAGAAACTGCTAACACTAATTCGATCGAAAACGGGACCATAGTCTCTGTAGAAATCTCTAGAGATAGCTCTTGGAGTGTCTTAGAACTCTGGTTGAATAACGAAAACGTCACTACTCCCTATGACTTTACAGTGGACTCGTTCACACAGGTCCACTGGCGCCTTTACAACGTCTCTTCTCTCACTACAACGTTTCAAATCAGGGTCTACACTTGGAGTATAGACCAAATACTTTTGCAAGACGCGGACTTACTTGTTAGGTATTCAATAGAAATCTCAGCAGGCCACGACAAAGTAGTAAATTACACTGAAATGACAATAGATATAACTGAAATCGACCCTGCTATCTATAGAGCTTGGGAGATCTATTACGGGAGTTATGAGGACGGTGAAAACCTCACAGGTTATTTTTCTCTTCTATCTGGAGTTAATATTATTTCTATAACTGTCCCGAATTTCTCGAGAGGCTCACTCACTTATAACTTATATGGGTTTGGAGTGAGCGTCGAAGTCACTCGGACTCAGAGCATAGACCTCGAAGAAGTCTATGAAGTAGAAATTCAAACTCTTCACAATAAGTCTGTAGTAAACGAAAGTATTACAGTCCCTATTGTAAATATTTATGAATACGAGTACTGGGAACTCACTTATCAAAACGTGTCTCTCGATTTCACTCTTACGGCGGACTCTATTGAGTTCACAATCTCTATGCCTGCTAGCACTAGGACATATATAGTCCACGGCTACAGCTGGAGAGCGTACTCATACGTTTATAACGACGTGACGAAAGAAAAAGTAGTTAAAACAGAGGTCACAGTCCTCCGAGACTTAAACTTGACTGGGAAAGACAGAGAAGTAGCTATAAATGTAGAAGACTACTACTCTAAAATCTTTTGGGAAACAAAATTAGGGGACAAGACTATTAATATCTCTAGATTTGACTCGTCTACTATTTATTTCGACCTCCCAGCTCTTTTGAATGACACAGTGAGTGGGCTCCAAGCTGATTATGTATTTATTATCACAGGGTATGCTTATGAAGTCTCTCAGCTCTTAACGACTGACAACTTTAAATTAGAACAGTATAGAGTCACAGTCGAATATTCTCATGAATTTCATAACCTCTCTCACCCTTGGGACCGGGTGACTTGCACAGTAAAAGACAGAGCGACGACAGAGAAGTGGTATTGGGAAGTCTATTCTGACAACACGTCGTACACTATCGTTGAGTCTACCGTCACGTCAGTGACGTGGGAAGTTACAGACTTTTCAGGGAGCCTTACCGTGTTTACCGTGTCTGGTTATGGGTACGAAGTCGTCCCTCTAGACGACGAAAACGCGTTCGTCGAGGAGACAGGGAGTATGATACTATACAGAGTACAAGTTAACACTTTAAAAGTTGAAGCTCTTAATACGACATCACTCGGAGTAAGCCCAATCTACATAGACATCACATTTAGTTCGACTAATATAGATGTTTTTTCGACGTGGAAATTCTATCATAACAGTCGAGGAGTAGCAGTGATTTATAACTATTCTACTCAGTACCAGAACTATACAGAAATTATCCCAAACTATAATTTTAGCATGACAAACATCAAGTATCAGTTCTATATAACTGAGGTGAACGAGACTAATAATATCTTTGACCTCGTGGGCTACAGGACTGAAGTCCACTTAGAACTCACTCCACTCGACCAGCTTCAATACAAATTCACAATTGAAATTTCAGGCGAAGACCTCTCTGTAATCGAGACTGAGCTCTACGTAACGAAAGACACTCGAGACGACGTGGACACGAAGATAGCAGACGTCCAATACGTCGTATTTTGGGAGCTCCAATGGAACAACACTATAGTCTCAGACGAGTTCAACTTAAGAGCTTACTCAGATCATGTTATATTCAAGCCGAAGGACCTCGGCTTAACTCCAATCTACGGGAGATATTCGACTATCTTCTATCTTTATGCTTACAAGTTAGATTACGACTACGTTTTTGATTATTTAAATCAGACTTTCATGAGGTATCGAGTCGTCGTAAGGACTCCGAGCAACAACACGGTGAACAGCCCGTTTAAGTACCAGCCCGAGAAGTCCCTACCGCAAATTTTTGCAGACCCAACACTCACATCTGGGAACACAGTCTACTTGACTTCAAGCGGTCTTAAAATAGAAATAAACGATTTAGAACATTCGTTCTCTCAAATGAAAGTTTGGGAGTTCTATCAAGTGAGCCCTTTCGTCCAGAACACGTCTCAATATATGTCTTATGGTGACGAGATCATTACAGTATATATCCCTTACTTGAACTCTTCTGGAGACTCCGAGTTCGAACTCCGCGGTTACGATTACTACGTCTCCCAGTCTCTAATAAATATGACTGACATAAAAGGCCACGTTGAGATTAAAATAGCAAGCCTCCTCGATTTTAAACGCTATCAAGTCTCTTTCGACTTAATTTTCGGCTCTTACAATTTTACTGGGAAGTACGTCTTATACTGTCTTTATAACCAAAGTTATTCTCTGATTGATAATAATGTTGAAGTCTCTTTAAACCGCTTTATATACTCTTTTAACGACACTGGAGTCTATTATCTCATAGGCTACAACTACTTAGTCCAGACTTCAATTATCGACAGGAACAGCACGTTCTTGAGAGTGAAAGTAAACGTTATTTCAGACTATCAATTTAGAGAGTACTCTTTATATAGGCCTTTAGTCTTCAATGACGTCGATGTCAGCGAAGATTACTCCTTGTACTCTTGGTATTTTGGGAACGGGACTATGTACGAATACAACGTGAGCGTGAACATACCTGAGAAAAGGTATAATATTACAGTCTACCAGAGCGGCACTTACTACGTCCACGGGTACAATTGGGCCAGGGACAAAGTTTTCATGGACATCAATAACGAAACATACAACGAGGTCTCTATAAATGTAAACTCACTGGCTGAGTTTGGGAGTTATTCGTGGGTACAAGACTGCACTATTTCAAATGCGACGGTCGCTAACTACAAGAAATTCGAGTTGTGGAGAGACTTCATGTACGTAATTAGAGCAAATAAGTCGCTAAATGTTTCTTTGCTCTCAGGGATTGACGCCCTTTTAGTGTTTAACCTTTCTTCTCAAAGTGAGTATAAAATTTTTCTCGACAATACTACTCTAGTCCAGAGAGGGAAGTATTACGGGCAAAAGATATATGTCTATTCTGATAAATTTGAGAGCCACTTTTACTCCATTTTTGGAGACAACGACTTCGTGCTATATGTTAACATATCGAGGCTCGATTTCACGACGTATGTAGCTAACATGACTGCAAACTCGACATTTCGAGCTTACGTCAATTACAAATTCACTTTGAAGTGGGCTTTGGCTAGTTCAGGCTATTATAGAGTATTCAGGAACGGGTCTCAAATAATAGCGAGCACTCCATTCTCGAACGGAGACTTCGCTGTTTGGGAGAGCACATACGAGCACCTCTCAGCAAAGGTGTACAAATACACTCTAGAAATAGACACTGGGAGTGGGTTTAAGCCCTCTTCTATTATATATGTGAGTGTTATATCTGTCGCTACAGAGATGCTCGTCTATAACTCATCTGAATTTATCAAGAGGCCTGACAACACGTTTTTAGTGACAGTCTCGTTCAAAGGGAGATATATCTTGAAGTCTTACAGCTGGATAGTCGAAAGAGAAATGGTCGCGCAAAGGAACAATTACTTCGACCTCAGCTTCACTATTAAAGCAAATACAGAGTTTGACGTATATGAGTTCTTCCAGCCTTACATCTCCGAAGGAAGTATGGGCTATAATATTTCAGGGTATATTTCTTATTATTTAGAGTATGAAAATGGCTCAAAAATAGAAGAACTTATTCAATATTCTAACTACTTAGTTGTTGTAGTACACTCTAGACACTTCACTTATTCTATTCGCGGGTATTCTTGGTCTTATTCATATCAAGTAGTCGAGCACGAGCTTGGGATGTATATGGAAGTCGACCTTTTTGTTGTCTCTTATGTGAAAGTTGGCGACGTCCAGTTCGACTTAGACTTGTCAGACTACCTCGTCTTCTTGGACTATTGGGCAGTCTTTTCCGGTAACGGTTCGTACCTTAGCACTGATATTCGAAGAATAGGCTATCACGTAAGGTTTACTCTTTTTGTAAACGAAACTGCTAACTTTACGATCAAAGGGTATGGTACTTTGATCACTATTACTGATGGCAGTGTATACTACTCCAACTGGACTCATTTTGGAGCAAAGATGGTAGTAAATGTCCTTGAAAATTCTTCAGACCCGATTCTAGTCGCTTTAGATTTATCTAAATGGCTCGAAAGGCCTCTCGAATTTTGGGGAGTAGTCATTAACGGAAAAAAAACAGACATAGCTATAGAACATCTAGGGGACTATGTCTACAGTTTCACTCTCCCTAATATTTCTTTCACGTCTAAGTATGAAATATTCGGGTTCTCTGACAGTTTAGAGTTGATTTCAGAGACTACTTCTCTCGTGCGACTAAAATACACGCTCAACACTTTTTCTGGAGTGGACAATAGCCTCAGAGTTGTCTTACTCCCAGACTTAGCAAACGAGTATCAAATCTGGGATATTTACTTTGAGAACGGTTCGTTCTATAAAAATGTAGAAAACTATAGCAGCAATTACGTTGTTTTCTTTGCCACAATAGAGGACGATAACACTACTTTCCCACGTCAAGGGTATATAATACAAGGGAAGAGAGTAGAAGTCCAGCTCTCTCTTATTGTCGACACAGGAGTCTATACAGAAGTCAAAGCCACAATTATAACGTCGTTTGTGATAAACAACAGGACATTTATCGTCGACTTAAGAGATGCTGGAGTGGACCATTCACACTTTATGGAAAGTTGGAGTGTTTATTACGAGAACAGAACATTTTACTCTAATGCAGAGGAAATTCAAGTCTGTGTTCTGAAATTTTCTCTTTCTCAGTCGTCACCTTACGAAAAGTGGGTTCTCATAGGGAGAGCTCCAGTCCCTTTTGCTACTATCACAAAAATCGTCCCTGACAAGAACGTCATCATTTCTCCTGGAGAAAAAGTGTTTTTAAGAGCATACCTCGACTTCGACTTTACGTCTAGATATTGGTACGTGAACGTAAGCTCGAACTGGAGTGTTTATGCTATTTATTTAGGTGACGGGACGAGGTATGATATAGAATATGTGATGAACGGGACAATCTTCTTTGAAGGGTGGGCAAACCCTCTTTCAACAGCGTATGTCTATTTTGAAGCAACCCCAATTATTAGAATCGAAGAAAAATTCGTGTCTTCAAACATATATTCAGTTAAAATCGTAGTAGCCTTCGATTTGAGAGGCGTCGCTCTCCTGACTTCAGACTTAAAAGTGAAGTCTCGAAAGGTATTTTCTGGGCTGTCTGAAGATGAAGTCAGGGCAATGGCTATATTAAAGGGCCACTATTATAAACTAGACAATTTGAGTTTAGTGAAAGGAGAGAATGAAGTCTACCTTTACTTCAGAGATATAGAGTTTAAGCCTGTTACTATTGGAGGCCTTATTTTGTCGATAATAGTGATAGTCGTAGCTGCAGTATACTTTGTATATAAGAAGTTCTTTTCAAAGAAAAAAGAGGTCCCTGAAGTGCTAAAGGAAAAATTTATCAAAAAGACTAAAGGAAAAAGGAGTAAATAAAAATGGGCGCGATCTTGTCTCCAGTTTACGAAGTTATATTTGCTTTTCTACCGTACTTTTTAGCTACTTTTGCAGGGACTCTTTTGCTTTATGGAGTAGCTGACATACTCGAACTCGCCCCTGCTGGGAAGTTTCTTAAATATACTATATATGCTCTAATCTTTGTTGATAGCTCAGTTAGTGTGATCAGTGTAGTCGTCCAAGGAGGGTCTTTCGAGAGCCTCATTTCAAACTCTACTGTCATCTTACTTTTGGGCCTCGGGTTAGTCTTCTTGCAGTGGGCCAAGAGTAAGTTCGGACGCTTCATGATTTTGTTTTCTTACTATGCCCTTTGGGGTTGGTTTTTCTTATTGATGTTTCTCACTTCGTTTTTTATCCCAATCCTTCCAGTGAGCTGGATAGTAATGTTTTTAATATCTGCTACTATAATAATTTTAAAGAGGTACGTAAAAAGATGAACTCAGCGCTATTTCTTTTAGAACTCGGGTGGTTTCTTTTCTTTGTATTGTTATTACTAATATTTCTTTGGAGAGCCACTCAGAGAAAAACGATTTATATTAGAGAAGCAAACACTCTTAAACTCAGAGAACTAGGGACGTTTATGGAGGACGAAGGGTTTGACCGAGGCCTCAGGCTCTTTAAATTCCGCTTCAAAAAAAGCGGGACGAAGCCGCAACATATATATTCGACCCTCCCTTGGTCGATCATAAAAGACCTTTACCTCTCAGCAGAGGTCTTAGTAGTCGAATGGTTCTTCCCATATTTAACTCTGAGGAAACACAAGCTCCTCAAATCTCAATATTTTAACGACCCACTAGTCTCTCCTATGAAAAAGTCAGTGCTCAATTATTTAAAGCTCTTTGTCTACGCACTTGTTATTTTTATCCCTAAACTCAACCGCAAAGCGTGGAGCTGGGTAGAAAGAGACACATCGCACTTAATAAAAGAAGTCGAAGTCATAGAGTCTGATATCCCGAAAGAACAGTTAGAATATCTATATAGAGTAGAGTATACTGAAGAGATATTCGACAAGGAAGAAGAAGCTTTTTCACTTATAGACCAAAAAAAGAGTTTGACAATAGAAGAGATAGAAGACTTGAAAGACAGCAAAGCTGTCGTAAAAATTAACTCAATAAGACCTGAATATGAAGTTGTCCTGAAAGAGAAAGATGAGGAGATAACAGTAAAAGAAATATTATCAGAAGAAGAACTAAAGAAGCTCGAAGGAGACTTTGACGTAAAAGTCAAAGGAGTCGAAAAAGCCTTTAGGGTTAAATATGTAGATATAGAAGAGAAACAGAGTACCGAAGCGATCTTATCCGAGAGCGAAGTGAAACGGATGAAAAAAGAAATGAAATACTCTGTAATCGAGTCTGAAGAGCTCGTGACTGTAGTATACATAGAAAAACGAACAGACACCCCAAAGAAAAGAGTGAACAGCAAAATAGACACTATAACGACCAATGAACTTAAAGAGATGGAAAGAGACCCAAAATACGAAGTAATCGAAGTTAAGAAAGGCCCTTACGCTGTTTCATATAAAAAACTAATTAGAAAGAAGATTAAGCAAGCTAACTTAACAAAATCTGAGATAGAAGCTTTAAAGCAAGACTCGAAGTTCACAATTGTGCACGTAGATGAAACTGTGCAAGCAAAAAGAATAAAGTCTTTTGCAGACAACCCGGTAGGAGCAATGGAAAACTTTATTTCATTTGGAAATGCCATAGCCACACAGAAGATGAAGACACGACGGATAGCAGCAGAGAAAGCAAAACTACAAGGGAAACTAAAAGAGACGAAAGAGGAGCTGTATAACTTAGAACTCGAATTTGCGAGCAGGCTTACAGATGTTTACTCAAAAGCTGTACAGAGGACTACTTATAACGAGATCATAATCGAGAAAGTCCTCGAAAAAGTGTTCGCAAACTTCACCGCAGGAGTCCCGACAGACGAGATCAAAAGGATAGCCTTAAGAGACTTTCAGATATATCTCCAAGAGACTAAAAACGTGACAGACATAAAGCAATTAAAAAATAAGATTACAGAAGTCGAAGATAAGATAAAAAAGTTTGAAGGTACAAATAAATTAGCAGCTGAGAAGGCTGCATATATACAAAGCATAAAAGATTTGTTCCCTGAAGGGCTGGAGGAAGATTAAAACGGAAGATATTGAACTCGACGGAGAAGTTAAGACGTACAAAGTAGACTGCTCAAAAAAGTGCCTCGAGATCATACCTCTAGAGAACAAAAAATCCAACATTACAAAGAGGTTTAAACGTCTCAAGAGGTACTTTCACGACAGAAAGAACTACCAGATGTTCAACGCAGTCTCTGAACTCGAAGTTGCTGTTTCCAAGCTCCTCAAGCGCGACTATGAATACAATATATGCCCTCAAGCGTCCACTTGCAAGAAAATACGGTATAACTTCCAACTTCAACGCGAAATAATGAGAGCGATAATGGAGTCGACTGATTCTGAAAGCATCAGAGACAACAAGCTGATTAAGCTATTAGAACACGTCGAAGGCCTCCGTTCCTCGATTTTAGTCGCGAACCTCGACGTGAGGGCTAACGCTCAGTTTACTAATTTGATCGAGTATATCCGCCGACAAGTTTATGAACTCTACGCGAAGTATGGAAGTCGAAAGAGGACTCCTAGAGAGTCTCGAATTTTTGAAGAAAGTACGCGGAACATCGAACTCAAGATACACCAGATTGCAGGGCATATTATGTCTTCAGGGATGAAAAGATTAGAGCAAATGAACAAGTGGGAGGTTATCGCAAAGAGCGCTAAAGACTATACGAAAGCTCTTGGAGAAGTGAGAAAACTCGGCCCAGTCGGAGGGTCTGAACCTCCTCAGTTCAAAGCGATCATGGAAGGAGACACTTCTATACTGAACATCGACGTGACTGAGTACAACGCGCTGAGGAAACAACAAGAAGTCCAAAAAAACGCTCAAATCGCGGCTATGAAAGACAGAAAAAAAATAATGAAGAGAGGAAGAGTTTCAAATGCCGATGGCGCTCCCTAGAGAGGAGAAAGACAAAGACGTCCTCTTAGAAAGGAAAAAGGAAGAGATTTCGAGAGTCTTAGGAGATTTTTTCTTCCTCTATGAAGACGATAAGGCTTTTATAATCCAAGACGCTGTAAAATGGGACGAGATTAAAAGGGCTCTCAAGAACAATATTTCCAAAATAGTGTGGAAGAGGTTCGAACAAACAGCTACTAAGAAGATGAACGTAATAATGACTGTCTTCGGCCCACCAGGCACAGGTAAGTCGATAGCAGGCCTCTCACTCGCTTGTATTTTACAGTATATGTATTTAAAGCAAGGGAAGCCCTCTAAGATTTATATCTGCTTTTCTGATTGGGAAGTCAATGACATCTTAAAAAAAGCAAACCCCGGAGACATAATTTTGCAGGACGAACGTCCTGTTATCCACGGAGCAGGCTCTAGGATTACTCTCGACTCTATAAATAATATCAGAAAAGCGGTTAGAGCAAAACAAATTAACTACATAGGGATCACCCCAAACGAGATGCAAGACTTAGTAGTGAACCTCAAATTTGAAACGCTCGGGTATAACGAAGAGACAGGCCTCTCTCGGATGTTGGTCCGAGGAGGGAGGAACAACACGATCTTAGGCATATGTTATATAAAGAAAGGGATCCCTGAAGACTTACTGAAAAAGTATGAAGACATGAAGATGAAAAACATAGACGACCTCCTCGAAGCTGGAGGGATGGTCGCTATGGACGGTAAAAAGGAAGCAGAAAAACTTCTTGAAGATACAGAAAGAGTTTTAAGGTATATCAAAGAGAACAAAATCCCAATAGACACTAAAAAAAAGAACGTGTCGTCCGAAATCCGTCCATTTGTTTCTTTAGCTGGGATAGACTCTCCGAGCGCTCAGTACACTAAGAACCTCCTCCAGTATATCTCTATTAAAATAAGAATGGGCGCGCTTAGTGAGCCTTTAGAAGAAGAACTCCCTAGGGAAGACTTCTCCCAGGAGAGTGAAAAAGAGGAAAAGCTGACTGGAGGAGAGAGAGTCGTCAACTTAGAGCCTGTAGAAGAGCACTACAATAAGTTCTTTTTCGACATGTCAAAAGCCTTCAAGAGAGTGAGAGGGAAGGACAAAGAAGATAAGATCTTGCAGTTCCAGCTCGCATACTCAGGGAAGACTACAGAAGAGATTTATGACGCTTTTAGTAAGAAAGGAGACATAGACTCAGAAGAAATTTCCCTCAAGAAAATAGAAAAAAATATAAGGAGCGTTTTGATAGTAGTTAGAAAAGAGTTAGGCAGGCAGTGGGAGAGTTATTGCGCTAAGAAATACGAGCAAGACGAAGATGTAGAGAAAGTATATAGAGCAAAAGACAGACGGCTAGACCCAGACTTAGTTGTGAAGTACAAAAGTGGGCTCTACGCTGTTATAAACACAAAAGCTTCAGCTATAAATATAACTAATTTTAAGATAAGGCCAAAAGAGTTCATGCCAGAGATAAGAAAAGCAAGAGAACTCGCTGCTAAAAAGCACGAGGTCAAGCTCTTGATACACTATTATAACACGTACTGGAAGTACGAAACTATTGTAGAAACGAGTTATAAAGACCCTGAGAAAGTGTCAATTGAAATACCTGCTGAAATTATATCTTAGTCTCTTCCTTTTTCATAGCTAAAAAATTCAACGACTTTTACAGCTTTTTCTTTACCTATGCCTCTAACTTTTGTCAACTCTTTCAGGCTAGCAGAAGCGATTGCTCTCATTGTTTTGAACTTTTCTAGCAGCCTCTCTGCGAGAGTCCAGCCTATAGACGGTATACAACAGAGAGCTGCTCTCCTCATATCTTCAGTCGAGAACAGCTGTACTTCCGGGGTTAAAGGCTTCTCGTCTTCGACCTTCTCGAAGAACTTTTTAATAAAGTAGAACGCATTTCCTTTCGATTTAAGGAATACAAAAGACGTGTTTGAACTCGCTATCAATCTTGCTAACCTCCCGAGTATTTGATTGGAGAAGTTTGGGATCCCTGATACTACGACTACACTTTTTTTATACGTGTTATTCATTTTAATTACTTGGTTTACTAAATGCCCTGTAGTACAGCTTTTCTCGAAGTCCCTTGGTGTTTTGTGCTCTACAACAGCGTCCAAATGCTCTGCCGTATAGTCCCCTATGAGCAACCTTTTTGTAAGAAATTCTTTATCTGTGAAATATTCTCTATCGTCTACAAATATTTTTACCATAATAAGTAATTATTTGCAGCCGATAATATAAATATTCTTTAGCGAGGAAACAAATATATATCTAAGTTCACATATTTCTAGTATGAAGTGATCAAGGATGTCTAGGCCGAAAAAAGGAATTAAAGCAGCTCGAAAAAAGTGGAAAGAGCTCGCTCAAACTAAAGTAAAACTCCCTTCCGAGTTTGGCCGGACTGTTTCTGCTGCTCAACTTAGGATGCCTCCGACGTGGATAACAGACGACTGGCAAGACGCTTTTCCAGGCTATACTTATGAAGAGCTCCTCGCGAAGAGCGAAGTCGAGAGGCCTACTATAGACTACAAAGGCAGAGTCGCGTGGGTCCCGAAAGGAGAAGACCTCTACCTCGGCAGGGACGTCGAGGACTTAGACCCTGTCGGCCGCTTTTCCCACCTCTCAGAGGTGTTAGACACTCTCGAAAATATCGAAGAAGATTACGAACGAGGGGTCCTCTCAGAAAGAGGTGTAAACGCGAGGACTCTCAGACTACGCCTCGTTTTAGCGACCCTCTGGGCCTATCACAAAAAGTTCAAATATGCTTTAAACGAGAAGCTAACTCCTAAGAACGTCCCTCTTTTGAACGAGAAAGAGATGAGGCTAGCTGTCAAAGCGATTTCTAAGTGCAGGAAAAACCACGGGTATAAAGGGATTTCTTGGGACCAGTTTATGGACCTTGTAGGTAAGTTGAAGTATAGAAAGTCTCACCCTAGCAAAGTTCAAAAAGCTGCGAGAAAAGCTGCGAAAAAGAGGATCAAGAAACTCAGTAAGCGTGGCAGTGAAGCTTGGAAGAAGATGCCTCCAGAAGAGCGGAAGAAGCGGGTGCCTGGCGGCGAGTCCTGAAGGCTCCTCATATTTTTTTTTCCTTGACTGTGGTGAGGCACAAAAGAATATTTTTATATTTTTATATTCTACTTTTTATTACCAAATTTCGTAGAGGTTATATATATATGAACGATTTTTTAAAAAAATGGAGTGAAAAGTTCAAAGAGCCGATCGAAGCTCTCAAAAAAGAGTACTTAAAAACACTGGAAGACACAAAAAGCCTTTTCCCCGACCTCTCAGAAGAAGACCAGGAAAAAGTCGCGAGGCAGCAAGTCCGCGCAAAATACAGGCGTCGAGCTATTTCTACTGCTGCTCGATACTGTGGAGTAGTCTTTGGTCGATCGAAGCCTTTTGACACTAATAACAAACGCTGGAAAGCTGCAAAACAGCTCTTCAAGAGAGACCCTCAGAAAGCAATAAGTTTAGGGTACACAGACGAAGACGGGACTCCTCTAGACAACGTCGAGTTCTTCTCGACAGGGACTAAAAACAGGAACTATGGGCTCCCACTAAAAGAGAACTTTCTCTTCAAAGTCTTCGGAGTAGCTAGCCGCTCTCCACTAAAGTCTACAGATAAATTGGACTGGAAGCCTTTTGTCCTCATCATATCTCGTAGTCCAGCGGACCCTAAGAGCTCTGATTATATACTTCCAAAGATCCCAACATTTGTACCTGTTGAGTTTTTTGCAATTGAAAGCGACGTGACGTCAAACCCGATTATCCTAAATTACTCAGCGTTAACAGAATTTCAACCTGCAAAAAATATAGAAGTCCCTCCTCCAAAAACTCTTTTCTCTACAGCGTTAAAAGACCACAAATGTAAAATAGACATGCTGGCCGAGTGGCACAACGCATTTAAAGACGACTTTAATCGGTTCGTAGTCTTCGACGCATTTGTCCTGTCTCTAGACCCTTCAATAAGTCCTTTTGGGAGCTGGACTATGTGGCTTGATGACGAAAAGTTAGACGAGAAAGACTTACCTCCAGTGAAGTGCTACGTCCCAGAGTTTATCAAACCGAACTTCTCTAGTGGGAGTAAGCTGATGGTCTGCGGGCAGACTTCAAAAGGGACAAAAAGCAACCCTGATGAAATAGTCATAAGTGTCCTCGGAATATACGCCTACCCACAATATCTAATCAAAGCACCAGAAGTCCAAGAAATAAAAAAAGAGGACCTCGAGCCAGAGAAAGTTGAGGAAAGTCGTGATGAAGTCATTCAGTTAACAGAGGAGGATTTTGACTGATGGGTTGGATGGAGCAAGCCGCTAGAGAACCAGTTGAAAAAATTTCTGAGAAAATAAGAGGAGAATGGACGTATTATGATAAAGCAGCTATAACCAAAACTGCTGGAATTAAGATGGCAGTCATCGGTAGAGAAAAAGTCGGGAAAAGCATATTTTCTGCTTCTGCTTCTCTCGTAGAAAAGTGGACTGATTCCGTAGTTGGCCCTAAAATCCCTCCAGGAGTCGTGACGTCTATCATCGATACAGAGAATGCTGCGAGCTGGCTCCCACGTTTTTATAAAAAACAGTTTAAGGCAAAGAAAGTGAGAGTGTGCCCTGTATATGTCGAAAACGATGAAAAAGAAGTCGACCCGTGCAAGTCCTTCGAACTTTTTTGGGACACTTTAGTTGAATTAGCAGACGAAAAGGAAGGGACCATCGTTATAGACTCTCTCTCTGACGTCTATAGCTGGGTTAACTCTTACCTCCGCTTAGAAGTCTTAAAATTGGGGCCTAAAAAGACAGGGTTCCAAGCTGACGTCAGGCCTTCCGATTGGTATTGGAGGAACGACAAGTGGGAGTCTCTCATGAAATTGATCCGAAGGGTCCACTGTAACGTTATAGTGACTGCAAAAGTGAAAGAGGTATGGGATGTCCTCCCCACAGATACTGGGAAACAACGCCTACAGAAGACTGGAGCATACGCTCCAGTTTGGCATTACTCAACAGGCTACTGGCTTGACTTGATTTTAGAAATGAACATCAAATACGTTGGTGGTGTCGCGACTAGGTACGGGACTGTCCGCGGTTCGAGAGCAGGGCTTAATTTCAATGAAGAGATTGTGAAGCCTAGCTTCGGGAAAATTCTCGACAGGATAGCTGTAATTGAGCCCACTCTCGACTTTTGAGGTGATTAAAAAGTGAAAATTTTACACGTAGCAGACGAACCTATCAAAAACTCTTCTTTTTTTCTATCTGACGAAGAAAACTCTGTAAAGATCTTTAGGGACACACTCTTAGAAGACCACGAAGTCTTAAGCGTCCTCCCTAAGTTTGATAGTGCAGCAAAGAGCAGCTCTATATCCCTATCGTTCATAAGAGCTGAAAAACTTAAAAATAACTTATACCAGATAACAGGTACTCCTAGAGACTGTACTGTTTTCGGCCTCACTACTTTAAAGTTTAACCCAGACATTATAGTATCTGGATTGAACCCGGAGCCAAATTTTGGAGGAGATATCCTCGTCTCTGCGACGATTGGAGCGTCTCTAGCAGCCCTCTCTTACGGGTACCCGACGGTCTCGTGCTCAGTGCTTAAAGGCACAGACTTTCACAGAGCGTCTCAAATCGGGAGCGAAATCTTAAAAAAAATCAAATTGGACGTATTAAAGAAAAAACGCATTGGGTTAAACATTATAATCCCTCCAGGAGCTTCACTAGACAAAGTTATATTTACAAAGCAGTCTAATATAAACTTTCAAGACGAGTTCGCCCGATTTGAAACGTTTCGAGGGACGTTTTATTTGCTCACGTATAAAAACAGACGCCGCGATATATTTTTTAAAGAGTGCGATAGGGACGACGACGTGAGAGCAGCTCTGAGCGGTTATATTTCTGTAATGCCTTTTAAGAATAGTATATATAGTAATGAAGAATTAGGTGATGTGTTATGTATTTAACGACTGGGACTTTATTTAACAACGGGCTCCTCGACTTTATAGCAGATATGAACTCGGAGTCTAAGAGAGTGAAAGTCAAAGAAGTCTATGGTTCTTTACTTAATGACCCGATCGGGACAGCTCGAGAGAGTTCTAGGCTCCCTAGAGTTAGCGTGAAAGGTCTTATAGACCACATTGAGTATGCAAAAGAGTCTTGCAACCTCGATGTTGTCTACGCTCTGAACTCTCCTGCTTTTCTCCCGACAGAGAGTAATATCAAAGGAGTGCTAACTTTTCTTAACTTAATCAAGAACTGTGGAGTTGAGAAATTTATAGTGAGCGCACCAATAATTGTAGAGTTGATGGAAGAGCACTTCCCTGGCCTTAAAGTTATTTTGTCTACGATCTTGCGAGTGAACTCCGTCAGGACGTACAAACTCCTCGCTGAGAGGTACGAGAACATAGACCGAGTCGTCCTCGACCTGATGGAGAACAGGAACTTCCTCTTGATAAAGAGCCTCTTGAGCAGTGGGTGTGACCTTGAGCTAATAGTGAACGAAGTGTGCGTCCAAGGGTGCCCTTGGAGGAACCACCATTACATAATGCAAGGGACAAATACGAAGTATAAAGACTACCCGTATAACAACTGTTGGGCAGTCCAGAAAAAAGACTTCATTGCAGAGATCTTGAAAGCGAGGTTTATTTGCCCAGAGGACCTCGAAGTCTATAGAAAAACTGGAGTGAAGTGGTTCAAAATCACCGGGAGGACTATGCCGCTAGAGTTTCAAAAAAGAGTTATAAAAGCTTATGTGAACGAAAAGCACGACGGCAACCTTCTTGACTTGTTCCCAATAGTGCCTGGGAGGTTAGAAGATGAAGGAGAGGGCTACGATTATTACATAGATAGTTCTAAGCTAGCTGGGTTCCTCGAGTATTTCCAAGATAATGGCCACTTCTGCAACTCTGCTTGCGGTGTTTACTGTTCATATTGCGACATTTTTGCTAATAAACTAAGAGGAGTGAAAAAATGTTAGTCATAGTAGAAGGGCCGGACAAGGTAGGAAAGACTACTCTTTGTAAGAACCTCTCTAAGTCTCTCTGCGCTCCCGTAATTAAAGGGAAGAGACCGGAAGAGAAGGGAAAATATGGAGAGGGTCACGCAGCGGGCTATCATTCTGCTGTCCTCGAAATACATAGGAAGACCAAAATGTCGATGGTCCTGGACAGGTTTCATTTATCTGAATACGTTTACAGCAAACTGAAGGGCCGGCCATTTGATAAGATTTCTTGGAATAAAGTAGACCGAGAGTTAGCGACTTTTGACGACGTCATATTGGTCTACTTGTCTTCTACAGTAGCGAATATAACTAGCAGGGTCAAAGACGATGAATACATATCAGAAAGTGAAGTTAGAAAATTAGTAGACTTGTACGACGAAGTCATTAAGACGACGGCCATACGAAATATCATTAGAGTGAACACGACTTTTTTTTCTCCACGACAAACTTTGATATACACACTAGAAGAGATTGGACAAAAGAGGATAAGGTCTTCTGAGTTTTATATGAAATTAGCTGAACTCTGTTCTCGGAGGTCTACGTGCCTCATAAGAAAGTCTGGTGCTATATTAGTAAAGAGCGGGAGAGTTATAGCTACTGGGTATAACGGTGCTCCAAAAGGGTTTCCCCACTGTAAGACTTGCAGAGTCTATCAAAAAAACGGCCCTCTAGATTGGGACAATTGCGTAGGAGTAGGAGCAGCAGAAAATTGTATAATTCAAGTCGCTGTCCACGGGAGTTCTACGAGTGGAGCGTCATTGTATACTTCTGCACCCCTTTCTTTTCAAGACGCGAAAAGAGTAGTCAACGCAGAGGTCAAAGAAGTGTTTTTTAAAGGTAGGTTAGAAGATAGCGTGAAAGAGTTTCTCGCTTCTTCGAAAATAAAAGTTGTTGAGGTCGTATAAATGAGTTTATCAGATTCGAAAGTTTTAGAACTTATGAAAAAAGGAGAGATCTATATAGAGCCTTTCAAGGAAAAAAATCTAGGGCCTAACTCATATGATTTAAGGTTAGCGAGCCCCATTAGAGTGTCTAAAAAAGCACATAAACAAATTGACATTACAAAAGACGTGCCTCCATCAGAGCTGGTCGAACTACCGTACACTATTTCTCCGTTTGAGACGGTCACATTTAATACTAAAGAAATTGTCGGGTGTAAGTCCGAGACGCTCGGAGTGATCCTCCCGAGGAGCAACTCGTGTACAATCCCTTTGCTCATATATGGAGTAGGCCTTCTAGACACCGGGTATCGAGGGACGCTCAAAGGGCTGATAACTAACTTCTCTCCAAACCGAATAGTCCTCCGTGAGGATTTGAGAGTCTGTCAAATTGTTTTCTTTGAAGCACAAAGTGTCGACGTTAAGTACCACTTGAGAGAGTCTAGTAAATATATGGGGCAAACAACTGTCCCGGAGTTTAAAATAGACAAAGAGTGGAGGGAGAGAGAATAATCCTCTCGAATTCAAAAATAAAAGTTTTACTCCAGTGCCCACGGAAGTACAAGTATCGATATATAGATAAAATTGAAACTGAAATTCCACGTGTTGTGATAGACGGGATGAACATCCATCTCGCCTTCAAACATTTTTTTAATATCATAGACCCTAAGTTGCTCTTGAAAGATAAAACATTTGAGCAATTTAGAGATTATTTTCATACAAGCCTATTTAATAACAGCCCTAAAGTCCCTAATGACCGCTATTTAAGAGCTTTTTGGAACTTTAGTACAATAGAAGCGCAGATGCTTTTAAGTTGTAAAAAACATTTTTCGAGTAAAAAAGACATTTTAGAGCACTTTTACCCTCACTCGACTGAAGTATATTTGAAGTCTGAAGAAGACTCCCTTTCTGGGATTATAGACAGGCGAGATCTCTTTTTTCCTTCAGAAGATAGCAGAGAACTTGTTATTATAGACTATAAACCAAAACCTCCTAAGCCAAGAGACATAAAAGGGAAGCTCACTTATAGCCTGAGCTCAGAATTTCGGAGGCAATGCACATATTACAAAATCCTTTCTGAAAAGCAACTCCCGAGCTATAAAGTTGTGAAGATGATAGGAGTCTTCTACCTCAGTGGAAAAGTCATAGCAGAAGATTTCAAAAAAGCGACGTTAAAAGCTGCTTTGAAAGCTAGAGATAAGTGCTTGAAAATTATAGAAGAAGGAGAGTTCCTCCCGGTAATAAACAATGAGTGCCTCAGTACTCCTTATTTCTCAGGCTGTGAGTATTATCATATATGCAGAAAGACCTGGCCTAAGGAGTCTTTAATTAAGCTTAAGAGAGGTGAAAAATGAAAGGGCTTTTCGACAAATTTCCTAGAGAAATAGCGTCGATGGGCTCGAAGACCAGGTTCATAGTGTCATCTTTGGATGAGATGCTCGAGGAGGTCAACAAGCGAAATGGATATTGTGACATCTTTACGTCTGAGTATGCATTCAAAGAGATAAGAAGGGTAGGGAAGAGTTCAAAAGGAGTATATGAGACTGCAATTGTAGATAAAATATTTATAGACCTCGACGGGAGTAGTGCTAATAAGACTAAAGACCCGCTCAGAGCTTATGCAGATTGTGTCAAACTCCACAGATTTTTTTCTAAAAAAGATATACTCCACACAGTATTTTTTTCAGGGAACTGTTATCAGCTCCACGTGTTCATAGAAAATAATCTTAAAAACCCTCAAGGAGCTATAAGAACTTATTTAGATATGCTAGAAACTTCTCAACATACTCTTATAGATAAGAAAACAAGAGGTTCTCTCGCTCAGCTTGTAAGAGTCCCTGGGACGCTTAACACTAAAGGGCGAAGGTTTTGTATTTCGATTAAAAACTTCTTAAAAAAATCTCACGAAGAAATTCTGCGCGAAGCAAAAGTCCAAAGTAGCAGGGTGTTTTTTTATGGCTCAGGGCTATTAGACATATCTCGTTTTGACTCTGAGCCTCTTTTTAAGGAGAGAGTTGATTTCGACGGTTGGCCAGATGAAACTTCTATAAAAATTAAGAGTATTTTAGGGAAATTAGACATCCCTCCGTGTATCCAAAGATTGATGAGTATTAAAGACCTCGGATACGAAGGCCGTTTTCTTGTAATTGTATTTTTGAAAGAATCAGGGGTCCCTCCTAAGGTAACCGAAAGAGTTTTAAAAAGCTTCTTGAGTAGAAGAAAATTCTACCACTGTACTAGAGAAGAAGCTGTTTCCCATGGAGGGATGGTAAACTACATTTACAATCGGGGTTCTGACCTCGGTTATTACATGTGGTCGTGTGAAAAGATGAGACAAAACGATTATTGTGTAAAAGGGTGCAAAAAAAAGCACCCGGTCTATAGGTGATGAAATTGGATAAATACAAAAAGAGTTTAATTGATTTTGAGATTCAGGATGAAGTGTTAAAGTTAAAATTGATTATAAGAGCGAGAAAAGGGATGGTCTCTCGTGCTTATGTACTCGAGAAACTGAATAGGATACTCTCAGGAGTCCCGATCGCTCTCGATTACGAAAAACAGCAGGAGTTCGTGAAAATAAAGGAGGCTCAGGAATGATAAAAGTAGCTATTGACGGGAACATCTGCCTCTACCAATTCAAGTTTTCGTATAAACGGCCGAATTCAGAAGTCTACGGGATCATCTATAGGACGCTAAATATCCTAAAGAAAAATATACTCCCAATTTATTGTTTCGACGGAGGTAGGCACCCTCTCAAGTCCAGACGCCCTAAAAAATTTGTAAAACCTTCCACGACTAAGGCTACTAAGGCCCTTAAGGGGATGGGAGTCCCTGTAATAATTTCTCCATATGACGCTGAAGCTCAGTGCGCTTATTTGAATCGCATAGGCTTTGTCGACTTTTTTTCTTCTAACGACATTGACGACACTTTCGCTTTTGGAGGGAAAGAATTCCTAGGAGACCCTGAGTATACTATAATAACTGGGAAAAAACAGTTCGTCAAACTTTCGTTTAAAAATTGGCTCGAAAAGAACGGACTGCCCACACATTGGGCGAGAGAGGATTATGTCGACTTTCTCCTCCTCTTAGGGACAGATTATAACAAAAAACTCCTCCCACGTGGGCGCGGTAAAGCTGCTGCAATTAAAATTGTAGAGAAAAATGAGACTCCTAAGTTCTTAAATCGAGAAGCAAAACGAGCGAGGGAATACATTTTATATCCTGAAGTAAAAAAAGACATTAAGAAACTGAAGTTTAGAAAGAATTTAGCGACGTTTACTGAGATATTAAAATATTTTAATGTCCCTCGAGAAAGGAAAAAGAGGCTGATAAAAAAGTACCTCAGTGTCAACTTAACTAAAACTCTCTTCGAGTGATCGAAATGGACATGTCTGTTAGTCATATAGAGAGCGAGACGCTCAAGTTTTATAAATGTAAAAAGTGTGGAAAAGAGTTTATAGCTAAAGCTCTCCACACTTCGTGTAGAGCAGGGTTCGACGAGAAAGAGAAGACTCTCGTCTACCTCTTTGGGAGAGAGGTAAGGAGTAAAAAAAGGCGTTCAGTGACGATCACTGACTTTAAGCCTTACTTCTACATAAGAGAAAAAGATAAAGATAAAGTAAATAATGTCAATAAGGAACCTACAGAGCTCAAAGGTTTCTTTGGAGAGAAGGTATTAAAGATAAGTTGTGAATCCGATAGAGCTATGGCTTCGTTATTAGCTGAGATTTCTGAAAAAAATAAAGAAAACCGTTCTAACCTTAGCGAGCATATTATAACTTTTGAAGCAGACATAAGAGCAGACAGAAGAGTCCTCCTCGACCTCGACATCCGAGGAGGAGTCAGAGTCCCTGACAAGAAAAACGTCCTTTTAAGTGAAGTTTCGCCAATTTTAGTCGCTCCGAACATTAGAGTCTGTTATTTTGATATAGAAGTCGACGAGCGTGTCTGTGCTCCGAAGTTCCCTGACTTTAAAGACCCGATAGCCCCTCTAATAGTAGTGACGTTTTACGACAACTTTACAGACACTTATTTTACTTTCACTTGGCACAGAAAAGTACTCCCAGCTAAACTTTGTCGCAAGTTTAAAGGGAGGATATCTGGTAGGGACCATAAGTGGAAGGTCTTTATTTTCAAAAACGAAGTCGAGATGCTAGAAAACGTTATAAATTTTTTTAAAATACAAGACCCAGACGTGATTACGGGGTGGAACATAGAAAAGTTCGATATCCCGTACCTCCACGCGAGGTGCCGTATTTTAGGGTTAGAGGTAGACGGGATAAGCCCGTTGAGGAAAGTATATATTAAACAATATACTGAATACTTTAATGAAGTGAAGATAGGAGGCAGAGTCGTCGTCGACCTCTTGAAGATGTATAGGAGGTTTTCTTACTCTGCGAAATTCTTGAGGAGGTTTTCCTTAGACCTCGTCGGTAATTTCGAGTTCAAAATAGGGAAGTTAGAAGTCCACGGAGTCGGAGAGACGTGGGACAAAAATTTTGTAAAGAGTTTGAAGTACAACCTCTATGACGTCGAACTCTGCGTCGAGATAGACAAAAAGAGAGGGATTATAGCTCAGCTAGACGCTGAGAGACGAGCTTTTGGTTGCAAATTTAAAGACGTAGTCGCTCCAAGCAGGTTTTTAGACATGATATTCTTGAAGAGAGCGCGAGAAGAAGGTGTAGTCCTCCCATCTAGGAGAAAGCGAGAGAAAACTCATTACAAAGGAGCAATAACTTTTGACCCAGTCCCAGGCCGTCACTTTAATGTCGCCGTAGCTGACCTTTCGTCGTTTTACCCTTCGATCATCATTGGAGGGAACTTCTCTCCTGAAATGAAGGTCCGAGACCGGAAGATAATCAAGAAATTGGACCAATTTCATAAGTTCTCACATCTTCTTGTCCCAATTCTTGGGAAGTTCCCTGAGATAAGTTATACTCGTTCTGCGACTAGAGTATGGTTTAGGAACTCTAGAGACGGGATAACGAGAAAAGTCCTCTTGCCGCTCATCGACAGGAGGATGGAGATGAAGGCTATGATGAAAAAACACCGACCTGTAGGGAAGTGCGAAGAGTGTAAGACCGAAGTCGAATGTAACGAAAAATTTAAAATGTACTATGAAGAGCAAAAAATCTACAAGAAACCAATCAATGCGACGTATGGAGTATTTGCTTACTCAAGTTTTAGACTCTATGACGAAGATATCCCTCCTTCAATTACAGGGAGTTGTCGAGAGATAATAAAATTTACTAAAGAGTTCTTTGAGTCGAAAAGAATAGTCTCTCGTCTTAAAAAGAAATACCCAAACATAAAACTAGACAGAGAGATCAAAGTACTGTATGGAGACACTGATAGCACATTTATAAGAGTCCCTGCAGGCTTTAGGAAGCCTGATGGAGGAGACGCTTTTAAAGTCGTAAATTTTCTAGTAGAAAACGTGAACAAAGCCTATAAAATTTTTCTTGCGTCGAGGTTCTACGTCAAAGAGAAGGACATGATGGTAAAAATAGCTTTCGAACAGTTCTACACTTCGTTCCTCCAAAACAAGAAGAAGAAATACGCTTTTCGCAGAGTTTGGAACGAAGGGTATTGGGTAGACGAGTTCAGACAAGTAGGCATGGAAGCAATTAAACAAGATACTCCAAAAATTTCGAGAGAAGTCCAAAAAAGATTTTTAGAATTAGTCCACCTTAACATAGACCTTGACGCGATCCTCCGAGGGCTAAAAAAAATAGTCAAGAGGATCAAGAAGATGGAGTATAATATCTCTGATATAGCGACTCCTAAGAACCTCGTCGCGAATATAGAAAAGTATTCTTTAGACACAAGCTCTAAAAAACAAACAAAAGGCATCCCTATCCACGTCCGGGCCGCTCTAACTTCTAATGCATACCTCGGCACTAACTTTAAAACAGGAGACAAAATTTTGCTCATCCCTCTGAAACCGAGAGTCCTAACATTTGAATTAAACGGAGAAAAAAAGACCTTGAGAATTGTCCGCGGAAAGACTGATGTTTTTGGTTTCACAGACGAATCTCAAATCCCAAAAGAGTTCATAAAAACGCTCGACACTGAGGAAATAGTCAGAAAATGTATCAAATCGGTGATGACTCCAGTGTTCGAAGCTTTAGACATATCTTGGGAGACTTTTTATAGAGGACAAAGAAAGATAACAGAGTGGGTTAAATGAGAGGAGAATTTGACTTATATATTTTCCTAAAATGTTTAAAAAGCCGGCCTCTGCCAAAGGAATGGGCGATGTCGAAAGAAATATTAGACATGATCGAAGAACAGAAGTTAGCAAGAGAAATTGAAGGGCTCTTAGAGATAACAGATAACGGATTAAAGAAACTAAGTGAATTGGAAAAGAAAAAAAGATTGCTCCCGTTGACTAAGCTCGAAAAAGAACAAGTAGAGAAAGAGTTTGTGAAAGAAATATCGAAATACTTCAAAATAAAAAAGTCTGCGTGGGACTCTCTCTCAGAAGAGGAAAAGGAAAAGAAGACATTAATATTTCTGAGCGACCCATACACAGACCGAAACAGGTATAGCTTCTTAATTAATAAAGAAATGAGAGAAATTATGAAAAAGAAAGGGATAATTAAATAAGTTTTTTATACATTTCTATTTGCGATAAAGGCACCCATGCTTCTGTCCCTTTCAGGACCATCCCTTCAGAGATCTTTATGTCTGCTCTTACTTTGATAGCTTTATTAGTTTTATTGACTATTTCACCAACAGTTCGCTCAGATAGCCCTTTCTTTCTCGCTAGCCAAGTTTCCATGACGATGAGGGCTTGGCCCTGTTTTAAGTTTGAGACTATTTCGTAAATTTCTCGAGCTTCTTTTAAGGATATGAAGCTGTCGGGGATCTTATCAGCCTCATTCTTGCGGACTGCTATCCCAATTTCTGGGATATCGATTGTTTCTACTTCTGTGGATACTGCCCACGATGGTTTATACATATAAAAAAGTCTTGTTTTGAGAGCATTTTTGACATCTTCAAATTCTTTTATCCTAAACACATTTCCTTTTGCTATCATTCGGCTTCACCTCTAGGAAATATAAAAATATAAAGATACTAAAATATAATAATCTTTTTATCGCCCTCGTACGAAGTTGTTCAAAAATTCAGGGCTTTTCTCTTTTCGTGCTGAGGCTCCACTAGGGCAGAGTAAAAAATTATGTCAGTGAGTGACCCGGGAAAAGTGGAAGGAAATCACAAAGCCTCTCCAGTTTTCTGTTCAAAAATTCTTTAGGGCGGATTAAAAAATTATGTCAGGTTCCTTTGAGAGGACCTTGGACTGGAAACAGAGGTTAGACGTAGTTTTCACTCAATTTAGTTGACTCCTTAATGGACTACAACAGCAGTGAGAGATCAGTCTTCCGAATTTGTCATTTCTCTCCTGAATAGTTGTTCAAAAATTTTTTCGGCTTTTAGTCTCTGTCCAAATATACTCGAGAGGAGCAAAATAAATTATGTCAGAAGGAAGGCCACTTTAAAGGCGCGGGTTTCTAGTCCTGGGCCGGACTTTGGAATTTTTGAACAGGGTTCGGCCGGCCGTAAATTATGTCAGAAGGGAGCCATAATTTAGGGCAGACCTCAAAAGAGACCTAGCTACCTGGGCCAAAAGTAAGTCGAGGCTCCGGGTAAATTATGTCAGCCTCTATAAAAAAAAAAATATAAAAATAAACCAAATAAGTTGAAAGTGATGGCTCTACAGGCAGAGAGTAGTTTTATTGCTTAGGCGGTAAAAATCCCTTAGTAGCGACATCTTTACTTTTGGACATAAAAACTAGAGACTTCAAGTACAATTTTTGAGAGAGTGCCTCGCGCAGCTGAAGTGAGACTAACGTGAGACACAACGCAGCAAAAAATATAATATGCCTAACTCTTCTGGGAGGTTTCTGGAGATATAATATTTTTTAGGCTACTAGGAAGTCTTAAAATATAATATTTTCATATACTCTAGGCTCGACGAGAGAGAATTATTTCATTGCACAATATCAGTGTAGATTTATATAATTAGTCTCAATATCTTATTTTTGATGACTGCTAAACTCGAGGACTATGATATTTACAATCAGTTTACCCAAATTTTTGAACTTAATGGGCAATCGTATGAAATTGTTCGCAAAAGTGTATTCTACTCACTTATCTGCCACGCTAACAGGTATAAGGCCCTTAAATTTGGGTCTGAAATATTCGACCAAAGGCTCAACGTGTTTTACGTCATGCCGAGCGGGAGTGGGAAAGGCACAATATTCTCTTTTTTTAAAAAGTCTATAGAAGGCCTCAATGAGAAATTTGAGAACTGTATAAAACCTCACCCAGACCACCTCATAGGGAAAAAGATCATCTTAGGGACCTCCCAAGGAGCTAGGTCTCTTCAGCAAATTCGCACAGTTAATAACTACGGCTACTTAAAAGCAGACATGTGTGCGTTCGACGAGTGTCACCCCATCTTAGCAGATAAAGAAAAGGAAGACATTAGAGCTTATATCAGAATTGCAACAAACCCTATGCTCCAAAACGAAGTAAAAAAAGTGAGAGTGGATGTCCCAATCTCAGCCCCACTCTCATTCTGCCCTGAGTGCACATGTGTATTTTTTCTCCAACCAATCGCAGTGGGAGAAAACGTCGTGACTACAGGGCTCTTAAGAAGAGGGCTTATTATATATATAGAACCACCAATATCTGAGCTCAAAGGAGGTATTTCTAAAAAAGTCCTCAACCCATCTGCGACTCAAATCGAGTGGAGAAATTGGACAAACTTCCTCAAAGCTTGCAAAGGGTCTACAGATATAAATACTTATTTATTAAAAAACCCAACGTTTGTGCTATCTCAAGCAGTACTTCAAGAAATTATAAATGAGGCTAACAACATTATAGACTTTTTAGCAGCGCGCTCTAACGGCCCCGCTCTTAAATTTATTTATAGTATAATCGCTGACTGCACTCGTAATCTCATGAAGATGTCTTGTGCAATAGCGTCTCTCGAAAATAGAGCTATTGTCGAAAAAAAAGACATAGAAGTAGCAGCCGCCGATTTGAAACGCTTTTTATTCTCTACAAAATTATTTTGTGACTCTTGTCTCGTCCTCGACTGGACTCCAAAAGACGAGTTTTTGACAGTTGTAAATTATTTATTAGAGAGGAGAGCAGTAAGGGGCAATACAGTTTCAAAAAGAGAACTCGTCGGAGACATAGCTGAGATCATTGGAAAGCCGTCCCGATATGTCGAGAGGGTCGTAGTCCCTCGGATGAGAGATAATAACTTTATAAAAGTCAAGAGAGGGAGGCTTGGCGGAGTCTCTTTAACGAAAGAAGGCTATCTTTACGCTGGGCACGAACTTAAGAAAGATATAAATACTCAAAGTATATAAATTTAATTATGTATCATTTAATTGCATATCTCGAGAATGATGATACACTCGAGCGGATCCCTGGCGCGTATGTGGTTGTGCCTATCGAACATAAGACGTGCGCAGTCTTTGATTTTTTGAGCTTCGAAGAAGCGAGCAACTTCGCTAATTTTTTGGAGAAGAGGCTCGACGTCAAAGAACACATTCTAATAAAGATGAAGGAGCTGCACAACCCATCAATTTTGTATAAAATTTGCGCCTCTAAAGGGTCCGAGATAAAGAAAATAGACCCATTGGGTGAAATATATGTCAAAACCAACTAGTAAAAAAACTTCTCAAAAAAGAGAAAAAGCACCAGTACGAGGAGACATTCTTATTAATGCAGTTAGGACAGCAATGAACACCGGAGAGATGATAACTCACTATACGAGTAAAGACGGCAAAGAATATAGGATTATCAAAACAGAGGAATACGGGTACTTACCAATTGAAGCTATCCTCAAGGGAGGAAAGGAAAAAATTTGGAATGTGCCTAAAGACGCAAAAGATAAGATGACGTGGGCAAAAAGGATACTCGTTATCTACAACGCTCAGTTAAGAAAGAAACCCCTGAAGACTCCGCCCTCTCTAGAACCTGTTGAAAAGATCGTTAGTACTCCTCTTCCTTCTCCGCCTCCAGAAGAGAAAGAAGAAGAGCCCTCACCGACTCCTACAAAAGGAGTCGAGATCTATGGCGTAGAAGTGCGAGAAGGGAGGCCTCCTATGTCTCCTAAGGTCGAGAAAGGCTATGAGTATATACCTCATATGAAAATTGGGTCATTAAACGAGTTAGAGCGACTTGAACTCCTCATGCAGACTAAAAACCAGCACGTCCTCTTAGTAGGCCCTGCGGGCTGCGGAAAGAGTTTGATGGTAAAACAAGCAATTAGAGACCTTGGACAAAAATACATCTCTATGTCGTGCAACCCTATGAGTGCTCTAGAACTTCGTGGGACTGAAGGGATGAGAGCTACAGAGAGTGGCGGGACTGTGACTTATTGGAGAGACGGCCCCTTAGTGATGGCAATGAAGTATGGAGTCCCATTAATGCTAGACGAGATCAATATGCTCCCTCCAGACGACGCCGCTATTTTGAACGCAGCAATGGCTGAAGGAAAGATCGACACTCCGTATGGTGAAGTCACTGCTAAAGAAGGGTTTCGAGTGATAGGGACGTACAACCCGCTTTACGAAGGTACGTATAGGTTCAACAAAGCTCTTAAAGATAGGTTTAGCGGAGGGATCATCAGGATGACTTGGATGGGCTCAAAGCAAGAAAGAAAGAGGATGGAAAAGATCCTCACTCAATTAGCTCGTGGGGATGAAAAGCTGAAAGATTTGTGGTTAGGTACAGACAATAAGCTCTCTCCACAAATGGGAGAGCTTTTAGACATGATTTTAGGCCTACACCCAGATGTCCCAAATTCAGTAGTAGAAAGTCTCAGAAGCGTGTCTTCTGATTACGCTGTAGAACTAGCGACGTCGAGAGGCCTCACTCAATTCTGTCATTTGCTCGCTGCGTGGGCAAAAATAGAAAAAAATAACTGGCCTCCTAAATATAAAGACTTTGTTGAAATACTCGGGAGCTGTTTAATTAATGTCGATGACCCAAGTGAGTTTAAAGCATTGGCTACCTCCCATATCGAGACTGTGATAGGGTCAAAACACTACGCAGACCTCGTCAAGAAAAAGGGGACCTTAGAAATGAACTCTCAACTTTTTAATGAAGTTTGCGACCGGTTCCTGAAAGCCGGGAAAAAAAGCGCAGAACTCAAAGAGATAATAGAATACATTAAAAAAGAATACGGGGACAGCCTTTATGGAGATTGGGAGGAAAAAGTAAAACAGAACGCTACCAAGTGGTTAGCTGGAGGTTAACTTTTGTGAGCAAGCCAACCCGTCGCAGCCAAAGAACGAGAGCTCCGGAAAGGAAAAGAGCGCCTCTCCCTCCGCTCGTTAGGACCTATAAGACTTTGTGCGAACTTTCCAGAGTAATCGCAGGCAAAAGAGTCCCTATTAGAGAGAGCGAAGAGAACATAGCTTATACTGACGGTCGAGGGATATACCTCCCAAGAGACGTGTGGACTGTAAAACACCCAGCTTATAAGACATTAGTGATGTACGCACTAGCGAGCCATGAAGCAGCGCACCTCCGGTTCGACTCGTGGAACCTTCGTAATTTAGTCGCAAGGTCTTTTAACCAAAGCGTAGGGTTTAACGAGCTCTTCAATATAATTGAAGACGCGAGGATTGAAAACCTCGCAGGCAAAAAATATGGAGGAGCTGAAAGGTGGATGAAGTTCTCTAATGAACTATGTGTGAGTATGAGGCCTCTAAAAAACAAGAGCCGGACTGTAAGAGTTGGTAATAAGAAGACTCTGGTGATCCCGAGCCTTAGGGAAGTTGCAGCTAAAAAAGGAGTTGACTTTAAGAGGCTCGCTTTCATAGAAGAATTTGCAGGAAAAGCCATCCTTGGGAGATATAGAGAGCCTCCTGAACCTGAAAATAAAAAACTTCTTGACGAAATATCCGAACCTCTAAAAAAATTTAAAAATGAGGAGGATATTTATAAAGCTCGAGAATTTGCAGAGCAAATCTTATCAAAGATTAATAGTGTTTATGACCTAAAAGCAGACCTTTCTGATGCTATGTTAGCTTCGAAAGACCCATTTAACTTACATACACCAAAAGAGATGAAAATGAGTGGAGAAGGGATGGCCTCTGGGAGGAACCCTTTTAACGACATCTCTGGTATCCCTAGGTCCATGTCGCTCGACGAGACTGCTTCTTCTATGCTCGAAGGAAAAGAACTCGACACGCAAGACGAGACTCAAGACATAAAAGAAGCTATTACAGAAGCCCTAAAAGAAGCTGGGGAAAAGATGAACAAAGCAGCTGAACAATTAGAGGAAGTTAGCGATAGCACTGAAGACGAAGAAATAAAAGGAAAAGCTAAGGAACAAGCAGATAAGATAGGAAAGAGAGCACTGTCATTAGGACAAATAGAAGGAGTTCTCGAAGGAGAAAATGACTTAGACGAAGTTAAGACACAGATGGAGAAAGCTAAAGAACTAATTGAAGATATTGCAAAAGAGATGGACGACCAGGCTTCAGACCTTAAAGCCATTGTAGCTAAAAGGAAGCTCAAAAGAGCAACGGAGGAAGAAATTGAAAAATATAATAAAGTAGCTGAAGAAATGAAATCGAGCTTGAAACAAACTTTAGAAGAAATCGAAAAAGAAAAAGAAGCCTCTGAAAAAGTCAACCCAATCTCTTTAACAGAAGAGGACTTCGAGATGCTCGAAAGAGATTTAGAAGAGATCGAAGAAGCTATTGAGAACACTAAAATGTCTGAGGAAGAAGCTCTAGGGATAATTAACACTCTAGTCGGCGGGAACTACGACATAAAAGCAGACCCTCGGTTTGTCGGTAGGCTCGCAGATGCTTTAAGGAAGATGAAAATAGGGACTAGAAGGCCTTGGAAAGCAACAACTGTCGGTAGGTTTTCTGTTCAGGAATACTTACGCCAGAAAGGTACTGGAAAATCTATTGAGAGAATAAACCCTTTTCTTTCTAGAGTTAGAGATAGAGGAGGAGTCTCCGGCGTTATATTAATAGACTCGAGCGGGTCGATGGACTCTACCACAATTAGAGGAGTCCCGCTCAGGATATTTGCGAACTCAGTTGGTAAAGCCTTTTGTACAGCTATCGACGAAGAACTTCACGGCAAGTCTGGAGCAATTTTGTTTTCAGATAACGTCTACGTCCTCAAAGACCCCGCGACTAGGGTCAAAAAAGTCGAGTGGGATAAGTTCATATCAGGACGCACGTCCATGTCCGCTGCGATTAAAACAGGAGAAAAAATTCTTTCAGATAACAGGGACATGAACTTCATGGTCTTGATAACAGACGGAGAGCCTACAGACGGGAAATACACGTTAGCTGCTCTTAAAGAAGCGAAAGACCGAGGGATCTATATTTGCCCAGTAATCCTCTCTGATGGGAGTGAAAACGAGTTAGTGAAGTACCTCAAAGAGTTAGACCTAGACTACGTCAAAATCAACATGAAAAAAGAAGCAGTCGAAAACGCCCTCCCAGACAAAATAATAAAATGGATAGACAAAACAATCACAAAGGAGGGAAAATAAATAGCTGCAGTCCTTTTTTCTGAAAAATACAGCTTCGAGGACCCAAAGCCTCCGTTTTCGACGCTCCTCAAGTTTAGTAAAGAAAATATCTCTAACACTCTCGAAAAAGCAGCAGCAAAATGTTTCAAGTCCAAGCTAGGGTTCATAAAAATCGACTGTTCCCTCGATTTGAAACGCAAACGAATTATAGAAATGTCCGTCTCGCTTTTTCTCCTCGGGAGCGCGCGAGACTTCGAGGACCCGATAACTAAAGTAATAGAGACTGCTTTGGAGGGAGTTTAATTGAACTTGAGGATAAATACTAAATTTGAAAAAACCGTTGTCGCTTTCTTTGTGATGTTTCTGTGGTACTTGTTGATGATTAAAGTGGATTCTTTGATCACTTCTTTTTTGTTTGCGTTTGATGACGTTTTGCTCATTTGCCGAGCTTTATGGCAGTCTGTCTCGTTCTTTTTGTACGGTGCTACCGTCGCGAACATAGTAGTGAAGTCGAACGTCAGCGCCTTTTCGTTTTATTTTATAATAACTTCGCTCGTCCTCACCACATTTTTTTACATCTTATACTAAGAAATATTTATATATAAATATATTTTATTTTTTTATTATGAAAACTGTCATAATCCCTACAATATCTGAGCTCCACTCTTCTATTGCGCAGGTCCCTGCTACTTTTATTGTAATTGATGAAGGAGAGCATAGAAGTTATAATAAAAACGTCCTAAGTGAGCGCGAAGCCTCGTTCTTCGGCCCAAGAGAGCGAGAAGAGTGGTTTAAACAAAGAAACATCTCAAAAAAACTTAGAGACCTCATCCCAAAGAAATGCCACGCAGAGAGCTCTTTTGGCCTTTTAGTAGCTCTTGAGAAAGGAGCAGATTACTGTTTCTTTTTTGACGACGATGTGATAGTCAATAACAGTATCTTGGACGAGCACATTAATGTGTTAAACTCAGAGACACTCCTCGCTGTCTCTTCTAGTACTCATTGGTACAACACTCTCCGCCTCACAGACTCCCCTCGAGGGCTCCACCCGCGAGGGTTCCCGTTCTCCCTCAGAGGAGAGACTCCAAGGTACACTTTTAAAACAAAAACTGGGAGGACAATATTGAACCAAGGCCTCTGGACAGAGTCCCCTGACTTAGACTCATTCACTATTCTAATGAACGGAGGCTCTATCGAAACTGGGGTCTGCCCTATCCGTATCTCAACAGTCAAGAACAGCGTTGCCTTAGATGCTGCGACTTTCACTACAGTGTGCTCGATGAACCTCGCGTTTCGGAGTGAAATAATCCCTGCGTTTTACCAACTCCCGATGAACGAGTTCGGCTTAGACAGGTATGACGATATCTGGAGCGGGCTTTTTGTCAAAAAAATAGCAGACAAGCTCGGCTATTACACTTCTTGCGGTGTACCTGCTTGCCAGCACTCACGGAGGCCTCGACTTTTAATTAACGACTTCAAAAAAGAACTCATAGGCTTTCACATCAACGAAGTACTCTGGGAACTTGTCTTAGAAGAAGACCTCTACTCGAAAAACTACGCGGACTGTTATTACGAACTCGCTCAAAAACTCGCGAAAAAGTCCTCCGTGTTCAGAGGAGTGACTCGAAAAATCTTCGAAAATATAACTTCAAAGATGAAACTCTGGACTCGCTTAATCGATAAAATTTCTTAACTCTTTTACTATATTTTTTTCTCCACTCTCAAACTCTCTTTCTACACACTTTTTTGCAAACTCTTGAACTTTGTCTCTACAGTCCAGGGCTTCGCTAATAACCTTTGCTATACTTCTTTCGTCTCTACGCGCGTAGAACTTATACTTCTCTCCAAATAGTGTGTTATAGCAATAAGAACTTCTTAAAACTACCGGTAAACACCCACTCAACACCGCTTCTCTAAACCCAACTCCTCCGGTCCCTTCTTTCTCTTGTAAGGAACAAACGACGTGACACCTCCTCAATAACTTGTAGTACTCTTCGTTCTCTAAACACTCAAATCGAGGGTTTAAATTTGGGACCATCGCTCCTAACTCTTTAGCGGAGACTTGTTTACTTGGGTTTGTCATTATGACTTGAAAATCATCTCTAATTTTCTTAAGTTCTTTTATACTTTTTACAAATAGCCTCCAATTTGTGTACTCTCCAGGAGTGAAAGTGATCCTCCCGAGAAATAAAATAGTTTTTTTCTCGAACTTCTCTCCAGTCTTAATCTTTTTAGGGTCTACGAGGACTGACCACACTGTAGTCTTAACGTCTGATTTGTAAATAAGGTCGTTTGCCCAAAAGTTTTCGAGGTACCATAAGAACTTCTTTTCTGGAGGGCTCGAGAGAAAAGCTGTGAGGTCTGAAGCGAGTGCTCCGTCGACTTGCCTCAACCAAAAACTAGTATCAGGAGAAGCTTTCTTTTCGTCAGGAAAGTCTGGGAAATTAATTTTAGTCACTAACTTGCTCTTGATTTTTTTGAGCTTTAAGAGCACTTTAACGTTCCTAGACACGCCGTCTAAGTCGCTTATTATAATATCTGGGTTCGTTTTTCGAATGGCCCTCCCGATTTGAGAGAATTGAAAGTCATATCTTTCTATTAGCGGGTTGCAGACTCGTGGGTATATTGTTTTTATCTCTGCGTTAAACTCTTTTTTAATAATTTTAGCGACATTGTTCATGACTTTTACGTTGCCGTCTTTTTCTAACTGAGGAATATGAGTTGTCTTGTCTACTAAACTCACAAACGGGAACATAAGGACGTCCATTTAAACACCTTCTGTTAGGAAAATTTATATTAAATATTTTTATATTTTTATATATAAATATACTTCGTGAATAAAATGACGAAAGACATGACTACGTTTAGGATAAAGTCAGACCTCCTCAATAGGCTGAGGTATATAGCCTCGTATTATAGCATCAAAGGTGACAAGATGACGACGACTGAGTTAATTCATTCGATCCTCGAACCTGCTATTGAAGAGCTCGAGAAGAAAGTCTCTGAAGAGTTCTCAGAAAACGAGCGGAGAAACATTTAAATAACTAAATTCACAAAAATATGAATATACAAATGATGTGATAGAAATGAGAATGCTTGGAATTTCTTTAAAACAAATCTTTGGGATTGTTTTGACAATAATTACGAGCGTCTGCTTTGTCGGGCAAGTTACTTTTGGGTGGTTTAGTTACCTCCTCGTCGATGAAGGGTCTCGCATGGCTTATGCGCTGGTAATAATTTTTATGTACGCTTTTTCGTTCGCTTTAACGAGAAATGGCATGGCGCGGACCTTAAAATACCTGCTCTACGGGGTAGTCGCTATGCTCATCCCAGTAATCGTCATGTCGAGTGTTTTCGCTGGCCTCGATATGATGGGCTTGACTTCTTATGGCGTTTCGGATTACCCGTTCCCACCTTTATGGGGACTTTCTCAAGTTTCTACGACAATGGCAGATGTATCGTTAATAATTCAAGTAATTATTTCAGCAATTCCTGGAATTCTTTTGCTTTGGGGTGTTATATCAATATATTATAGTGACACTACTGATGACTTAATTACCGCAATAATTGAAACTGTAGTTGCTGGTGGAGTATTGTTTCTCTTTGTCTTCCTGTTCACCTCTATTGGAGTTCCGCTGTTTTAACATTATTTTTTTTCTAAAGAGGAAAGTCTATGAGAACGTTTGTCTCCGTTATTGTTTACTTCGTGGTATTTTTTATAATTGAAGCGTTCTTCCCGCTTTTGTGGTGGGTTAACGTTATACTAGCAGTCGGTCTCATAGCAGCAAACCTCGTAGTCATCCGTATAAACAAAAAGAAAAAACTGAAAAAGCCTAAGCCTGAACTAATAGAGGAGAAGAAGGAGTGGAACTCGAAGTCTATTCTTTTAATCGTAGTCGGCTCAGTCTTTGCGACAGTCTTTTGGTTCTTTCAATCGACTTGGTTAGCAGTTATCTCTTATGTGGTCCCTCTCGTTATATTATGTATAGTCCTCACGAGAGAAGACCAGCTCTTTAACTTCAATTTATTTATTGGAGGCATGCTCGTCTTCTTAATAGCTCCAAGTTTCATAGGCAAGACTCTCTCCGCAGTGTCTCCGTCGTCTATGCCTCAATTGTTCGACGTGACAGTGCCTGAAGTCCCGAGTTTTGACGGCCTCATTGGCGCTAGCAACCAAATGGCGACTGCTTCGTCCCTCCATGACTTTGCAATAGCGCTCAAAAACTTTATTGACGCGTTAACAGCTTTCGTGACAGTCGCTCTCCCTCTAGTTTTAGTCGCTCTTGTGGCTTATTCGATGTATTCTCACCCAGATAAAGTGCCTGGGCTTTTACTTAAAGTAGTAATCGTTATAGCTGTAATAGCGTTCGTATATTTTTTGTTCCCAGGCCTCAGAATTCAGCTTTCTGCTCTTTCTATGACAGGAGAAAACGGGCTGGTCTCTACTCTTACTAACTATGCGTACGCAGTCTTACCGTTTTCAATGTCAGTTTTAGTAATTGTAATAGGGTATATAAGCCGTTACTCAAACTTCTATGTCCTGATGGCAGATAGGAAAAAGAGAGTTGAGAGCGTAAACTTCGTAGAGAAAAAGTTCAACTGGGGTTTTTTCACGCTCATAATCTTAATTTTACTTTGGGCGTTCGCTCGGTTCCTCATATCAACTGAAAGTCTCGGGTTTAACGACCCAGGAGTCCTAGCTCTATACCTTGTAATTATTTTAGGAGCTAGCTTGCCCATCCTCTTAGGGTCCCTCCCAGTCTATAAGGGTACTTTCTTCTCAAACGTCTATGGAGTCTTGATAGGGATCGCAGCACTCTTTTTATCGCAACAAGCTATTACAGCGTTTGCTTATAACTACAACGTCTTGAGCTTTGCTCTCGACCTTTCGAGTTCGATCCCTAACACTTTGTTTTCGATAGGAGACAATTTCCTTTTTGTAGCGACGACAGAGAGTATACTTTTCCACATAGCGATACCGTCTGTTGCTATCGTCTACCTCTACCGAAAGACTAGGACAAAAGATAAAAGATATATAGACTCGAAAGTCCGAGAAAAGATGCGCGAAATTAAATACGAAATTCGTCTCAAAAGATCTGTTCAATCTGTTTTAGAAGAAAAAAAGAAGCTTACAAAAGAAGTCCTTGAGATCGCTGCAATTCTCCCTGAAGTTGAAGCAGACGTAGAAGAGATCAAGAGACTTAAGAAACTTAGCGCAAAAAAAGTTTACCTCGAAGAAAAAATTAAAGGACTTGAAGAAGAGTTCGCGACTCTAGAAGACTACCTCGGCAAGTACTCTAGGGTGAGCTGGGGTAGAATGGTCCTTTCGGAGTGGAAAAACGCTCCTTATTTCATTATTGTAGTCCTTTTAGTCCCGAATTTGCTCTTTGCTTTTTATCATTGGTTTAGGTCTGGAGGGTTTAACGAGTTTGGCCAGCTCAACCCTCCACCAGACTTAGTCCTCTGGGTAGCAGAAGGCCCTTTTCTGGTGTTTGTCATCTCCGGGATAATCCTCACTTTAATCTCATTCAAATATGGGTTTTATTCTGCTATCCTCACTCACGGGACTTGGAACTCTATTATTATTATCATTTCGTCAATTTCTGTAGGGGTGGTGTGATGAGTCAGCCGTCTAGAAAAAAGAAACGAGATTATGTAGAAATTAAAAAATATATTTTCACTGAGGAAGAAGTCAAAAAAGCAGAAAAAAGATATCTAGAAAAGTCTCTCTTTGGGATAGACCCATCTTCCGTAAGAGGGATAATTTTGAAGTTCTTAAGTAAAAAACCAGCGAGAGCGAAAGGAGTAGCTAAGTCTTTGGGAGAGCACTTCAAGAGCATGAACCAAGTCTATAACCTCCTCGCTCGCCTCGCAGACAAAGGGCTCGTGACGAGAAAGCGAGAAAACAAACACACTAGGTACGAACTCACTGACAGAGGAAAAAAATGGGTATCTATGTCCCGAGTCATTTTGACTATTAAAGGAGGGAATAAAAAATGATAGCTATAATCTTTTTGCTCTTTTTTATTTTTGCAAGTTTGGAAATAGTTCTAGATTATTTTCAGATATTCTCTATATTTAACATCATAGATAGCTACTACAATGACCCCTTTCTTACACTTTTAGTCCTAGTCTTTCTATTAGTTTTATTTTTGTTCTTTTGTGTAGTCTCAGTTAGGTTAAACTCGAGGAAGTTTCTAGTAGCGTCTATCGTCCTCTTCCTCTCGTTTCTACTATATATAATTTACGTGCTGGTGGTAGGGTATGTCTAAGCCGTCGCGAAAAGTTAAAGAAAAAGGAAAAGATACGAGCTCTGTTAACGTCCCTCTCTCTATCTCAGACAAAGCTAAAAAAAGAATAGAGAGAATTCTAGGCATTAAAATATTGAAAATATACGAGTGTATAAACTTAGCTGAAAGAAAAATGTATACTACTATCGAGTTTAGAGGCGACGTCCCAGTCTCGAACACTCTTGTAAACTCGATCGAAGCAATTGCTTCCACTTCTCCTATTAAAGAATACTCAGTGTCTTTAGAAAAGAACGACTCGTCAGACGATTGGGAGCGGAGGTTATTTTTCAAGTCTCTAAGAGTCGAAGTAGCTCCTAACAAGTACGCGGACGTCCTCGCTATAGGAGGTACTCTCCCGAGCAGGTACGACCCTGAGTTTAATATCTTTATAAAGTCCCTCCCTTGGAAGGAGACTAAAAGAAGGTGGGACCCTAGTGATAAAACGTGGAAAATAGACAACTTCCGCAAACCAGATATTTTTGATAAATTATGTAAAGGTCTTGGGTTTATCCCGAAAATCGATGGGCTATCTGAAGAAGCCCTCGAAAGTATTATAGAAAAAATTTTGGAGTAAATAAATATGTCTAAACCGTCGAAAAAAATTAAGAAGGAAAAGAAAGAAACGAGCGTCCTCTCTGGAGCTATAGGCTACTATATCCCAGAAGAACTCAAAGAGACGCTAGAAAAGGAGTTCGGCATTAAAATAAAGAAAATGGACCAGCACATAGACTTAGAAGACAAGAGGATATATACTGATGTAGAGTTCGAAGGAGACCCTGGGGTCTTGAGTTTCCTCCCCAGAGCGATCAAGCTCATCATTGACGGGCGTCCTGTTGGCCACGTTATGAGCAGTTATTACTCTCAAGAGTCTAGCCCTATTCTCGCTGAATACCGAAAGTTGTTAAAGAGAAATTATATAACTGACATAGCAGAGCGCCGCGTGAGGTTTAAATACAAGCCTGTCAAAATGAATGGAGGCTTTAGAGACACCCTTATTGTAACTGCGCCTAAAAAATGGGATTTTTTAGAACCCTTTAAAGCTTTTATGTCCCGGTTTGTAGGTTGGAAAAAAACTCAGGCTACATATGACGAAAACACTACAAGTTGGACTCTAGAAAACCCCTTCTTACCTAGTGTATTTAACAGGCTATGTGTAGGCCTCGGGTTCCTCCCTAAAATCGAAGGTATAAGCCCCTCCTATTTAGAACGCAAAGTAAAAAGAGTCTTAAGTACATATTATAAAGAGAAAAAAGTTTAATGATGTCTAAACCAACTAAGTCAGTCCGGAAAGGAAAGAAAAAGAAAGCTCTCGTCTCAGAGTCAGTCCCGTTCTACGTCCCAAAAGGATTTAAAAGACTGATAGAACGAGCACTCTCCATCGATGTGACTGAGATAGACTATCACGTAGACTTAGAGAAAAAACAAATGCATACTAAGATACAATTTGAAGGAGACCCTTCTGTCTCTGCTATCCTCCCAGAAGTAGCTAAAGCTATCCTCGAAGGGAGCTCTGTACAGGATGTTATTGACGACCGCTTCTACCAGAGCCCAGTCATTTCTGAATTTAGGAAATTAATAAAGAAAAGACCTTACTCGGACGAGTGGAGGCGAAAGTTGAGGTTCTGGTACGAAAAAACTAAGACGCCTGCAGGCAAAGAGATAGACGTCCTCTACGTAAGCAAGCTACTCCCAGACTATAATTGGGACTTATTTAACTTCTTTGGAGAGTTTAGGTACAGCCCAACTAACGGGACATATGACCGAGACCTCAGGAGGTGGAGGATTGAAAACATTTTCAAGCCGAGCGCCCTTAACAAATTATGTAAAGGTCTAGGTTTTTTCCCAAAAATTGAAAAAGTAGACACGAGCTATTTAGAGTCTAAAGTAAAGAAGACTATAAACACGTACTACAAAAAGTGAGTTTAAAAATGTCGAAGCCGAGCCGCAAGTCGAAAAAAAGAGAGAAAACTGAGAGAGAAGTCTTGATAGACGACAAAGAGATTATAGACGCTTTCGAAGCTCTCGACTTCACGTCTCCTGTAGTTTCACCTGTAATCGACCTCAAGAGCAAAAAATTTTTCCTCAAATCGAAAGTGCCTAACAAAGCTGCTCTAAAAGAAATCCTGACGAGAAACATCGCAGACAAACTCAACGAAGAGGTGTTCAAAGACACTTTCGACTTCAAAGACCGCGCGACGCTCACCTACGACAAAAAGTCTGACACAGTCTCCTTAGCTATACCTAACTTGACGCTACACGACGAACAAAGGATGTCGAGAGAGATCCGGTCAGCTCTCCACAAGACAAAAGCCTCTGTGATCAGGACTAAGCCGTCTCCGAGGCTCCTCGCTGCTGTCTTTACTGCGATGGACTGCGTCCCTAAAGCGTTCGACCCAGACCTCTCTAAATACCTCATAGCCGTCGCGAAAAAGACAAAAACTTTCAAATCGAGAGTCGAACAGTTTATCGAAAACGCGAGACTTTCTGGAGACAAGCGAAGCTTCGTAGAAAATTTTTCTTTCGACCAGTATTATTTCTTGAAAAAGACAATGGACTTCAAGTTGAAAAAAACTAACAGGAGTGTCCTCTCTTCTCTCACAAATCTCTCCCTTATGGGCTACGGCAACGACTGGTACTTTTACCCTCCAGGCCGAAGCATCTCTTTTTATAGTGCAGACGAGATAGACACTTTCGTCGCGTTCTGCGCAGTTTTCGGTTTTATCCCAAATAATAGGTTCTTGCCGAGCTTTGCGTTCGAAGAGTTCAAGACTCCAGACATAAAAAAATTGAAGGAAAGAAAAAAGGAACTTTACTCTAAACTCGAAAAAATAAGACAAAAAATTGGGAGCCCTGAGCTCGCTCCGTATGAAGATGGCATAGCTTTTATACGTACTAATAAAGATTCTTTCATAATATACATAGCAGATACCGAACCTCCATCTGTAAAAGACAAGATAAAAACAGCAGTCGACAACTTTGGTACTATTCAACACACAGACTGGTCCTACAACTTCCTCGAGGTTAGAGACCTCGACAGCCCTTCTACGCTCTACAAAGTTTACAAAGCACTCGGGATAGTCAAGCCTATAATCGGGGTCCCTTACTCAAAGACTTTAGGACTTGTTTCCTCGATTTTAAACGCGGTAGCGGACCCAGACGGAGTGATAGATAGAGTGTCTAACTCTTTTGGCCCTCCTAACCCGAAGTACAAAGGAGTCATTGCAGAGTACGACTCTAAGAGCGACAAAATAATCGTGAGAGGGCTGGACAAAATCCTCGGAGCAGCGAACCCTTCTGCTACTATGGTCGAGGACTTGACTCCTGAAAACCTTAGAGCTATGTGCGAGGTCCTCGGGAGAGTCCCTGAGGTCAATGGCCTCCCAAAAGAAGAACTCGCTTGCCTTTTACTCGAAATAAAACAAAAGTGATTGAAATGTCTAGACCGAAGAGTTATAAACCGCCTAAAAAAGAGAATAAAAAACCTATAATTGTGAGAGATAGAGATATCATAGACGCAGTCTCGTACTTAGGCCTCTCTCCCTTTGTGGGCTCTTTAGGAATAGACCTCAAAGAGAAGAAAATTTTTCTAAAGTCCTTTCTTAACTCTAAAGACTTGGTTAAAAAAACTATTTTAGAGAACATCGTAAGAGACCTCAACCAAAAGTTTTTTACTGACTATTTCTATTTAGAAAAAAAAGCGTCTATAACTTACGACAAAGAGAAAGACGCTTTCAAAGTAAGTGCGAAGATGATAGACCCTAAAAGACTCACAGTAGAGAGAAAGATCGCTACAGCTCTAAATACTAAAAAAGTTGACTTAGACGAAATCCCTTATAGCCGACGTGCTCTCCCTGCTATTATGTATGGTCTAGACTGCGTACCAAATGGCGTGGACCCCAGCTTGATTAGAGACCTCTTGGACATCGAGAAAGAGACTAAAGAGTTCGTCGAAAAAGCGCGCGAGTTCGTCAAAGAACACAAATTCTCGAGAGGGTCTAAACACCTCTTCGACTACGTACACTCCACAGTCAGTCGAGATGGTAGGCTAGCTTTAATACTAAAGTCCAAAGAGCCAATAGGTGGGGAGCTCTCTAACATGCTCGAAGAGCTCTCATTTGGGAGCGACGTAGAGCTCTTTGTGACAGACTCTCACGTGATTGTCCCTGATGTCCAAGACCCTAAAGTGTTCCTCACGTTCTGTGCTGCAGCAGGTTTTGTCCCTGTAAACGAGTTGACTCCTCTCATCTCTATGGGGGAGTCTAGACTACAGGACCTCGCTAGAGAAGAACGAAAAACGCTCAGGGCTAAAAAGATACGAAATATAACTTCAGCTCTAGCGAATTTCGCTGTTAACTTTCGCGAACCTGTCGCGGATTTTTCATATTGGAAGACAGACATCCACCTCTTAAATAGCAACGTGAACGACCACTTTTTCGTCTACCTCGACGACATAGACCAGCGCGACAAAGAAGAGGTCGAGACGCTCCTCCGGAAAGAAGGAGTCTCTTGTTCGCAAAAAAACGGGAAGCTCCTCGAAGTCAGCGGTATGTCTAACTTATTAGTCCTCTACAAGACTTTTAAAGTCTTGGGGTTCCCGAAAGCAATCACAGGAGTCCCTTATCGCAGGATGCACAGCATACTCTCGAACCTAGTCGACATAGTCGAAGACCCTACTGACGTCATCGAGAGGACTAAGCAGTCGTTCGGCCTCCCAGACGAGGAATACCGCGGCTCCAAAGTCAAATATAGCAACGGCAAAATAATTATTGAAGATAAAGTTAAAAACGAATTGATAGCAAGAGGCTATATCAGCTCTAAGAGAAATTTGTGGGCGAACCCATCAGACTTTAATAAGCTGTGTGAAGTGCTCCAAACAGTCCCTGAAGTCGAAGGGCTCTCAAAAGAGGAGATAGCGTGCCTCACAATGGGATATTGGTGATTAAAAATGTCAAAACCTTCCTCCAAAAAGATAAAAAGCTCAAAAAAACAGACTAAAAAGCCAACTGAAATACACGACAAAAATATAGTGGGAGCAGTCTCTTCTCTCACGAGAGAAGACCTCGCGAGAGTAGGGTTCCCTCCTTTCGAAGAAGTATTAGACTTCAAAAAAAGAGAAGTATACCTCAAATTAGAAAAACCTGCTAATAAATATATGATGGAAAAAAAACTCAACGTAGCAGTCGGAGAGTCTTTAAGCAGGCTCTTCGAAGACGGCGACGACTACTTGTCTCGCATTACCATAGAGTATAACGGCGAAGACTTCATCGTCGAGCCTATAGAAGGCGACCCTCCTCTCCCCGAAGAAAAAGTAAGGTACCTGACCTACCGGATATCTTCGTACCTAGGGAAAAAAATAAAGTCAATTTTTGACATCCCTGCATCTCCTGATACTCTCGCCGCTATTTTAAACGCTCTACGCTACGTACCCAGCTCTGTGGCGTACTTTCCTTGTTTTTTTCAGTTCACCGCTCCTCTCCACGAGAGGTTGAAGACGTTCGAAAGCTTAATTGAGTCTGACTACGCTCTAGGAAATGACATAGAAAAGGTCACAGTGTACATCCCAGCACTCAACGCAGCAGCAATAAAGTTCAAAAAGACTAAGAAAGAAGAGTTCGTAGACTTCCTCGAGAGGTTCTACCAATACAAAGACGTGTGTTTCACTCTCAACTCCAAAGACAGTCTATTCGTCCCTAACTTCCACCGACCTGAAGTCTTCGCCCCGTTCTGTAAAGAGTCTGGGTTCCGACCAGAGAAAAAGACTGCTCGTTTCACGCTTTTCTGCGACTCAAATCGGGACGTGATGGAGAAAGTCGACAAAGAAGAAGTAATCAAAAAAGCAGCAGCTTGGACGAAAATTCCTTACAACCCCGACCCTCCCATAAAGCTAGTCGCAGCTAGTTTTGGAGGAAAAGAAGACAAAGTAGCTACTACAGTTAACCTTATTTTACTCAAAGACTGTTCTATTGACTTGAAAGAAGTCCCGATAATACTTAAGCCTGAAGTCCCGTACACCGTTGTCGGTAATACTAATTACCTACATATCCTCTTGAGGCTCTTCAAAACTCTAGGCTACGTCACTCCAATAATTGGAATGGACCACAAAAAGCTCTTCAAAAAACTAAAGTTAATAGGACAAGTTACCCAGTCACCTGGTGCAATAATAGCTGACGCGAACGCGAGGCTCGGCCCTCCTGATTTAAACTATGCTCAAATCGAAGAAAAATTAAACTACCGCCCAGAGAACAACGCTATCTTCGTAAACGACCCTATACTCCAGTCGCAGCTCGAAAGTTATGGTTTAGAAAAGTCACTAGACGACGATAAGTCCTTCCCTTTACACCCAAGAAATTTCAAAGCGCTCTCAGAACTGTTAGGGAGAGTCCCAAAATTGAAAAACCTCCCTAAAGAAGAAGTAGCGTGCCTCGTTATAGATTCAGAGGTCTAAACAAAAACCTAACGACCATATTAATTGTTTCTATTGCCCTAATATATCGAGCAACAGTCCCTTTTGAGACTTCGAGTTCTTTTGTTATTTGAGAGTAGCTCTTCCCTTTTTTTCTCAGCAAATATATTTGTTTTATCGTATCGTCTGAAATTCTCGCTCTCCCGACTTTTTTTTCAGTCCTCCGCATCCCCAATTTGATCCGCTCTCGGATCAAGTCCCTCTCAAACTCAGCGAAAGCAGCGACTATATAGAACATTAATTTACCTGTAGGAGTCGTAGTGTCAATGTTTTGGGTATAGATTTTTATATTAACTCCGTTTTCGTCTAATAAAGTGAAAAAATCTATCAGCTCTCTTACGTTTCTCGCGAGCCTATCCAGTTTCCAAACTAAGACTAAGTCCACTTTTTTTTTGAAGACGAGCTCTTTTAAGCTCTCATAATCTTTTCTTTTTGAGTTTGCTCCGCTCTCTATGTCGTATAAAATTTTGATGTTTTTTTCATCTGTTAATTTTAAAGCGTACTCTTTCAGCTCTTCTATTTGAGGCTTTATGTCTTGCAAGTCAGTAGAGACTCGCCCGTAGATCACTATTTTCATAATTAAAAGTAGGCTTTCAGGATATAAAAACATTGTTCAAAAAGGCACTGCAGTATTTTTGAACTAATTTGTTCAAGAATTAGCTGGGTACTTTCTTGACCACACCGAAGCCTCACGCTTATAAATTATATTTCTTTTTTAATAAAGTTTAAGACCCTAGCCCTGGGTGCAAGTTTTTCGGTTTTTCACACTCGCTGACGAGTGGCGTTCGCCTCCCTCTCGCCTTGTTCAAAAAAGTTAATAGAAAGATTTTTAAACAAATTGTTGTTATATTTAACTATGCCCAGTCGAGGAGAAACCTCTGTACAGCGGCGCACTCGTTTATCCTCTCCTGTTTGAATTCCCACTTTTCTTTATTATCTAGCCGGCTGGCATTGGCTCCAAATGATAAAGATTGGCGTCGTAGGAAATAGGACGTTTGGAAACTCGTCCTTAGTTTTTTCCATCTTAGACAAAGTGTGCTCCACAGCTAAAGTTATGATTGTCTCAGGAGGAGCTGTTGGAGTAGACTCGTTTGCTGAAAGATATGCTAAAGAGTCTAATATACCCTTTAGAGTTTTTCTCCCCTCTTTCCCTTCTAGGGAGGAGTATTTCAAGAGAAATAAACTCATAGCCTTAGAGTCTGATTTTCTCATAGCTTTCATAAAAAAAAGAAAATTTCGGTCTGGTTCGTTTAATACAATCAATCATTTTACAAAATTGAAGCCTAACTCTCCTTTTGTTATTATTAATGAAGAAGGGAGAGATTGGCTCGTCGAGGGCCTCCCTCCTTGGTTAAGGAAGAGGTCTCCTCATATTGTAGACTTGAAAACTTTTCTAAAATTCTTAAAATAGTGCTCCTCCTCTCGTGTTCAAAAAAGTTATGAGAAATATTTTTATACTCTAGTTCCTATATATAAAAATATGAAAAAGTTCGACAGCGTGAGAGAGTTGAGAGAGTTCGTTGTCTCAGCTCTCCTGGAAAAATATGACAGAGTTTCTTTGCAAAAAAAAAGAATATTGTTTCGAGAAGTCCTCGAAATAGCTGCTTTTTGGTCGGAAGACTGTCTATCGGTCCTTAAGGAAGGTGTTTTTTGTGAAATTAAAAACGAAAAAGAACAGTAGTTGTGTTATCTACGACTTCGATAACGTTATTTATAGAGACACTGACCACAAGTACGACGAGCTCTATGAAGATAATATCGTCGACGGCTCTTCGCTCCCTATACCTCTTAACAATAGTTCTGTGAACGTCCTCCTCACAGGGAGAGGCCAGTTTTTAGAACGAAAACTCCTCGAGCTCCTCTCTACAGCAGGGTACGAGTTCGACGAGGTCATTTTTTTTAAAGACAAAAGAAAAGAGTACCCTGCTTTTAATTCTAAGCTTACTCTCCTAAAGTATTATAAACAATATTGGAGTTTTAAAATAAGCGCTATAAAAAGCATCTCTAAAAAGTTCAAAAACGTCACTGTAATCGACGACGACGACGTTATCATCGACTATATCGACAAAAAAATGAGCGGCGTCCAGGCTGTTCACTTCGACTGTAGAGAGGTGTAAAATGTATGAAAGGAAAGACATATGAATTCAAGTTAAAAAAGACTCCTAGAGAAAAGCGAGAGAGCTGTTGAACGAGGACGAGCAAATCGTGTATATTAAGCACACAGGTAAGTTAGTGTTGATGCAAGAATTCGCTAAACTTTTTAAAGCTCACATCATCCCTCACCTAGAACTTTATTCTATGTGCGTGCGTATAACGAAGCTCGTCGCCGACGAGAAGATATTTGAGGTGTTATAAATGGAATATTTAGAAGAATTAGACGAAGATGAAAAAATACTCTTTTTGAGAGTCACGATGGAAGACGTGCGGAATAGCTGGAGTAGCCCATCAACTCGAATAAAAGTCATTATGCACTTGTGCGAGACTATCAAGTCTCTACCAGCAGAACTGCTCGCCGCAATTCTGAACAACGCTCGAGAGTTTGACGGGTACTTTGTCGACGGGCGAGTGTTCCGAGACGGCCAGTTATTTTTACCTGAGGACGTCATTGACACTCTAGGCCTCCCTGAGGCGATGAAAAGTGGAGTGTCAGGGAACCTCGCTAAACTCCTCGGCGCGAAAAACAAGACCAATGAGTCCAAATACCGCGGTACTTATATAGAGTTAGAAGAGTTCTGCAAACTGCCGTGTAAATTCCGCCCGAGGAGCGACATGTTTAGGTTCTTAGTCAAAGGGTATATCGAATACCCAGAACTGCAGTTCGACGATTACGAAGGTGAATAAAGCGGACGACAAAGAGAAAAGACTAAAACAATATAAAATAAACGAGTCGATTAAGTCTGTAGTCAACGAACTCGAGAGTAAAAAAGGAGTTATAAACGTGGCGACATTTTTTTGGGCCTTTTTTGCGTTTTTTTGCTCCTTTGTGTTTGTGAATATAATAACAGCAGTCCTAAGTGTCATACCATTCGTTTTACTGTGGTCTGCAGTCTATAAGTATTTCTCAACAGAAATAAAGAAGCGTAAAGAAAAAATAATTAAATCGTACAAAGAAAACTGAGTGTCTTAATTACGAAGAGGACTCGAGTCCTCTTCTTTTTTTTGTTTTTTTACTGTTCAAAAAAGTTGATAGAAACATTTTTATACTATCGCGCTCAATAATTATAATAAAAAAGTGTATAAAATGAAAGAAATAAATAAAGTGAAAATCATAAAGACTCTTCAACAAATAAGGTCGGAGATGGACGTGTCTCCAACTAAGGCTAAGCAAAGACTTTCAAGCCTCATAAACAATATTATTGAAGAAAAAGGGAAGATATTCCAATGAGTAAGGCCACCACGGAGTCTACTGTGTCCCCAAGCACAGTAGACGTAGGACGACCCTACGTTAAAGCCCTAATCAGGGCCTGCAAAGAATGCAACGGTAATGGTGATATGTAATGGCAAAGAAAATATTATTATTTAATTTTAGCGGCCACCCACTGCCAACTACGCCTAAAGGGTACGAAGTTATCAACTCTGAAATCTCGACAGCAAACTTGAGCACTCCTCAGAAAGTCATAGACACTATCGTCCAGTTGTTACGACCTATATATGAGAAGTACACTGATGAAATCTTAAAAGGACGGTACGAGATTGTCTTACCGGGGATGTCAGTCCTCTCAAACACGATGCTAGTAGTCTTGCACGGTATATCGGGCCACTTCCCAAAGATCCGGTATACTTACAGGACAGAAGCAGGGAGTTTTGCGTTGAGCAACACTTTTGACTTGCAAAAAGTCCGGTTAACTGCGAGAGATTCGCGTTTTTTCGCGTCTTCAAAATAACTTATGACGGTGAGGACGAGGGCTTTAATTTTATTAGAGCTTTCGCCTGCATTACTAAGTGTATCAACAGTGCAATTAACGACTTACCAGAGAGCGAAGACAAACACAACTTTGTCAGCTCTTTAGTCGACGCGCGTACTTTTCTGCGATATATCGAATCTCGGCGTTACAAAGAATAGCAGTGCGCTACTCTAGGAGCAGGCCTAGAGCGGGTCGCCTCCGAAAATGGGCGGTCTCAATTGAAATTTTTTTATTAAAAAAAGATGGACGAACTTACTTTAATATAAAGACTCTATCTCCTGTTTACAACAGACAGCAGCAATCTGTTGCAGTGCGCCGTCCTCTTTTTTCTTGTCCCATCTTTCTGCGGGCAACACCTGCAACAGGCTGAAACTGTTCAAAAAAGTTATGAGAAATATTTTTATACTATCATTTCTATATATAAAATATGAAAATGAAGGACTTATATAACGAGCTCAAAGAACCATGCAAGTCCTGTATGAACCTCGTTTATCTATTTTTCGGAGAAGACCACGAAATGAACTGTTTCTCGTGCATTGCAGACTCTTGTTACGACAGCAAGGACCACTACTCTCCAAGACCGGAAAAATCAGAAATCTTTGTCTACAATTTCCAGAAAAACACGAAATACCCTACACGTATCTCTGAAAGTCCGCTCTGAGCTCCTTTGACTTGACAGAAATATATAAAAATATTAAAATATCTATTTTTCTTTTTTTTAATTAATGATAGAAAAAATGAAAAAACTTCTAGAATTGAATAGTGAAATCAGAAAGTGCAAGAAGTGCCCTCAACTTAAAACTCTCAACGTAAACCATTATGACTCACGACTTCACTCTTTAGGGCCCTTTTTTGGGTACGGGTCTCCGCACGCTAAATACTATTTTGTCGGAGTTGCTCCAAGTTGCTCTCGTTGGGTCCTAGGGAAGAACGTCAAAGCTATCAAAGCTACTTTAGAACCTCGCGATTTTAAAGACTACGAACCTTTAGACGACCAGGACGTCGACGTCTATACTTTTTACGGAGGTCAAACTGGGAATCTTTTTTTCCAAGCGCTTTCTAAAAGTGGAATTAACATATCAACAGATGTTTATATATGCAATCTCCTCCGTTGCTCTACCCCAAACAACAGAGAGCCGCTCCTTGATGAAATTAAAGCGTGCATGTGGGTGATAGACCGAGAACTCCAGATAATGAGGCCTGAAGTCGTCGTCCCGCTCGGGAGGGTACCTTGTAAGACTTTCATAGGCAATTTCGGCTCTATGAGAGAGATAGTAGGGAAGAAATGCCCTCCTTCAAGAAAAGTGCTCAAAAGACTTACGTATAAAAGCTTCGTAGTCTACCCGATGTACCACCCTATTTACGTCAAGAGGAATTTGAGTTATTTTAAAGCTTACGTGACTCAACTAAGGAGGCTTAAAAATGCTGCGAGCCTGACTTCCTTTTTCCGCACTAGATAACTTTTTTATATCTCTTTTCCATAAATATATTTAGTGATCGATATGTCTAGACCAAAAAAATCTCGCTCCTCTCCACGAAAGGAGAAAGCTTCGATCCCTCTTATAGAAACAGCTCTCGACAGCTGTCCGACTAACAAAGTAATAGTAGAGCTCTCTCCAGGGATTTCAGTAAAAGGAGTCCTCACGAGTCACACTGCCGATTTTAAAGGCAAAATAAAGGAACTTTACGTCTTAGTAGAGCCAGAGGACGCAAAAAAATACGGTATTTTGACTGAGTATATAATTATTTACCCTAAACCCTCTGACAAGACTTTGTACGACGTTGGAGTGTCTTTTAGGTGATGGTCGAACTAGACAAAGCTCTAATCCCTGAAGTCTTAGAGTCACACCTCGTTAAACTAGTGATAAGAGGCAAAGAACTCGTCGCTCTAGTAGACAAAAGGGACTTCACACAAGTAAGAGAGCTCGCGATAAGTCGCTTAATGTCTCGAGTCGAAGAGGTCTTTAAAGACGAAAGTAGAGACTCAGTCAAAGTCGAGCTCATTTTCGACAAAAACGACACAGCTTATGTCCCTCGTCCAGAAGTCCCTACTCTGCAATTTATCTCTATTTTTTGGATATTCAAGATAGCTTTAAGCGACGCTTCCCAGAGGACGAAACCTGAGTTCTTCTACGCTGCGGGCAAAGCTGCTGCGAAGACTCCTGCTGTCAACGCTCCTCAAAACGCGCTCTTAGAGTTAGCGAGAGGAGCAGTCGACGTGCACGACGAGCTCGACGAGTATATCTCTAAACTAAATAAAAAGATATACTCTAAAGAGAGAGCAGAGCTATGCGAGCGCTTTAAGATCAGCTTTCCTCATTTTTATTTCGATAAGCACTTCTCGCCGTTCTTAAAGGTAGAGTTCGAGAGTGAAGACACCTCGACTCTGCACTCTGTCCTCACAGACCTAGCTAGGGTTATCGACTCTAGACTAAGTTTCTTTTTCGATAGCTCGACTTCAATATGCATCAAAGATATATACTCTCCTAAAAAATTTCTCTCCCTTTTCTCTCTCTTAGGGTCTCTCCCTAAATTCAAAGGAATTGACTATTTCCTCTTGCTCTTGAAAGACTCTTTGAAAACTCGAATAACTCGCTCTCCTCCTCTCCAAAAACATAAAGGGCCGTTCCCATTTCTTATAACTGTCCCTAACACTAATTTAATAGTAATAGACCCGCTCCAAAAACTCGAAAAGCGCTTCCCGATAACCAGACCCCTCGATTTGAGTCGCGCTGTGCTCCGCTTGAAAAAAGAGCTAGGGTCCGCTCCTCCAATAGCCGGGATACCGCGCTCAAAATCGGAGGCCACTGCTTGAAAGCCGCATTTTTGGCTCTTATCTGTTCAAAAAAGATAGAAAAGTTTATATATGACCAGTTGTGTATTGATTAATATGAAAGAGACTTGCGTGTATCACTTCTTTTTTTTGTCGTTAGCTGCACGCAGGCTCTGGGACGAAAGCGCCTCACAAAGGTCATGCGAGCGCTCTAGCTCGAAAGACTGCGCTCAAGGAGAAACTCGCGTCCGAAATCCTCCCTCTTTTTTTATTTTTATACTCAGAATCCCCCTACATACATTTGGCGCGAGCTCCAAATTCTTTTTTTTGAGATAGATTTATTAATTGCTTTATATCATAAAACATATAAAGTGATTAAAATGTCAAAGCCGAGCCGTACAAAGAACTTAGAAGCTAGTATAAAGCCAGTTCTCTCAGTAATAAACTTAGCGAGGTCCGCATTAGAGAAAGAAATAAACGACCTCAAGTTTGCTATAGAAGCAGATGGTACTGTGACTGCGTACTCAGGAGGTACGAAGTTATTTAATTGTGAGTTAGACGAGCTCTTACAAAGTGCAGAAAAATTCCCTGAAAAATTCAAGGAAGAGTGGGCAAAGTTAGACAAAGACACAAAGGAGTTCATGAAAATATTCGAGTATAATTTTTCTACTGTCGAACCTATGTTTGTGGACCAAAAACTAGATTGGATGGACGAATGGGAGATCAAAGAAAGCCCAGATCTTGACGCTCTAGTGCGTATGGGCCTCTTGTCTGAGGATGAAGAGAGATACCTCTCGACTAAGCTTTCTCACAGCCCTATTTTCTTAAAATTAATGGACTGAAGGTGGTAGCCACGACAAAAATATGGGTGTACGTCTCAGAAACGCCAACAGGCCGCGGGTTTTTAGTAGTCTCAAATGCAAGACCGCGAGAACACACTTACAGCGGGAACACGTTAGTCGAGCTAGACGTGAACGACTTAGGAGAAGTCTTGTCTCAACTTACAAGTCCAAGACAAAAGAACAAAGACCAATGGGAGTTCAATAAGAACGAAAAAGGAGTCTGGTATGCGAGTATATTGATATACATATAAATAGGCTTTCTCTGAGGCTTAGTAAAAGAGACTTGTGTATAAAGGAATTTAGCCATTATTTTTCATCAACTCATTTTTTTTTTTGAACGCGGACTTTGATTGTTATTTTTGTAATTCTTGCTTTTGGACCTTTTAAGCGCTCTCCTTATATTACAGACTTCTCTTTTCTTCCTCTTTATTGTTCAAAAAAGACTTCTTTTTGAACACTCTCGGGAGTCGCTCCGAAAGAGCTCAAAACTCTCTTCCTTTCCGGCTCCTCGAGAGACAGTCGAGGTAACCTTTTTTGAACACTTTGTCTCGCTCAAAATAGTTCCCTGCAGAGAAGATATATTTATATATTCTTTTTCTCATATATTTATACATATGAAGTTAGTTATTTACACTCCTGATAAAGTTTTTTCTAAGACATATACAAACAAAAAGATTGCAATAGACGAACTCGACGAAGAGTTTATGAAGCTAGAGCTCTATAAACTCCAAGAAGGCGAAGAAAAGCTATATAAAGTCTTTGTTATTTCGAAAAAGAACGTCTCAGGTTATCAATATGAGTATAACCACAGGAAGAAAATCTGCAAATTTCAATTGTTTTTGAATAAGTTCTTGCCTTTTTTCGATGAAAGTGAAAAAAAGACAAAGGAGGACGATGAAGACGAACTACAGCAAAGCTAAAAGACTCTGGGAAGAAGCCGAAGTCCACGACTATATAATTGCCCCAAAGGAGCTAAGTGTTAAGCTAAAAAACAACTTCGAACTCGAAATACAATTTGAGGGCCAGGAACATGAACTTACTGGGTACCTCAAAGAACAGTTCTTGAGGAAACTCAAAATGCCGTTAAGTTTTTTTAAATATTTGTGCTCTACAGTCCCGTCAACTTTTTTCAACGAGGACGACCTCCAAGAACTCGTCCTCCACTTGCTCCACGAGAGGAAGAGAGACCTAAAAATTAGTACAATAGACTTCGATAAATCGAAACCAAAACTTTGGAGGATAGTGAGCCCAAATTTCTCCTATCTTAAAGATAACGAGATCCTCGAGATAGTAGAAAAAAATATAAACGGCCCGGTGACTCCCAAAGTCCGAGTTTTTTCTCTGGAAAGGTGTTCTTATGAATTTCTCTTCCCAGAGACAAAAGTCCAGATTGACGGAGATGAAGCGACAACAGGGCTTTATTTAATAACTTCAAACGCTGGCCTTTCTAGTATAAAACTTAAAGGGTACGTACACATTCTCACTGGTGATAACAAACACATCGGGCTGATAGAGCAAATTCAAAACGAGTTCTCTTTCTTTAGGAGGACTCATTATATGAAAGACACTGAAAAGTGGAAGAGCTTACTTTCGCTTTATGTGAAAGGAGCGATAGAGAACTGCCGCAAAGTGTCCCGACGACTCGTCGAATCTATTACAAGAGCGAAAGAGATCGAGATCGAAGACGAAAAAAAGTTCGTCGAAGATTTTAGGAAGTTCTTCAAGCTCCCAAAAAAGTTTTTGGCAGACAAAGAACTCAGTTCTCTTTGGGATGTCGTAAAAGAAATATCGATCGCGTCTGAAGACCCAGTCGAGAGAGAAGAACTCCAGACAGTCGCAGCAAGAGCAGCGTCTTGGGACGTCGACTTTATAAACGCGATTGTTTGCGGAGGTGAGAAAGTCGTCAAAATGTAAATATATAGACATTTGTTTCCTCCCAAAAACTGGGAAAGACGAATATGTCAAAAATACGTGTCTTACAGACCTCCACACGAAGTGCCCTATCTTCCCTCATTACCAAAAAGCTTCTTTTCACACTAAAACACCAGTAACTGCTTATGAATCTTCTATTCTTTTTTTTAACCCTTATAGTGAGCTCGAAAAACTAAGACTCCTCGCGATTTACAAATTTAAGAACGAAGAGTTAGCTTCAATGCTCGATACGATTATCTCGTTCAACTCAATTTCTCTCCCAGAAGACTTAGTCGACTTATTTAACTCAGGGAAAGATATAGTTGTTGTTAAAAAATCACGATGCCGCCTTTGTGAACTTCCAGCGTCTAATATCCCAGGCTGGGGTTCAGGGCTGTGTACAGACCACAGGGTCCTTTTTTTAATTAAATTAAGGGCAAACATAAACAAGACCCTTAAACAATTATATTCTGGTGACAAAAAATGAAGTTAAGAAAATTTCAAATAGAAGCAAAAGATAAGATCGACAAGCAAGTAAAAAGTCTCGTTATTTCTGCCCCAACAGGAGCTGGAAAAACCCTTGTTGCAACATTTGCGGCTGAAAAGGGTAGGACGATTATCATCGGCCCACTCAGGGCTCTTTCTAGCGAACAATATAAAAACTTCACTAAAAATTTCAAGACGGTGCTCGACACAGGAGACGCTAAAGTCAGCGTAAGAAAGTACCTTAAACCTTGGGACGTAATAATCACTACTTATGAACGCTACGATTCTTTTCTCAGGTCCCCAAAAAGGAGAAAAATCTTGGAGCAAGTACAATATCTTGTAGTAGATGAGGTCCACCAGATCTCATCTTCTCGTGGTTATAGGCTAGAGTCCGCGATTTTAAAGACTCGAGAGCTCCTCCCTCATGTCAAAGTTATTTGTCTTTCTGCGACGATCTCTAACCCAGAAGAGGTCGCAAAATGGCTTGGTGGAGAGTGTATTATTTCTAAAAAAAGGCCCGTGCCTCTAGAAATAGACATCAGGTCTTATGTACGAAAAGGGACAGCTGAATTTGACGATAAAATCAGAGTGCTCAAAAAGCTTTTTTCAGAATTTCCAAATGACCAGTTCCTCGTATTTTGTTCTTCTCGTTCTAAGACCGCGAGGCTTTCAAAAATCTTCAAACTTTCAGGTCACCACCACGCCGGCCTTTCGTCAGACACGAGAGCTGCTGTCGAGCAGGCGTTCCTCTCAGGGAAGATAAAAGTCCTCTTCTCTACTACTACGCTCGCTTACGGAATTAACCTCCCTGCTAAGCACGTTGTAGTCTTTGACGTCAAGAGGTTTAACCAACTCGTTTCTAATAAAGAGTTCCTCCCTGTAGACGAACTCTACCAGTTAATCGGGAGAGCAGGCCGCCCGCAGTTTGACAAAGAAGGCTTCGCTCACATAATATGCAGCAAAAAAGATATCAACACAGTTAAGAAGACTCTTACTTCGAAGTTCGAAGTCCACTCGCAAATAACTCCAAGAGTCCTCCCAGAGCTCGTCCTCGAGTGGGTAGTGAGCGAATTTATATTTACAGAAGAAGACATGTATGCAGTTAAAGACAAGCTCTTTTGCTCGACAATCACTACAAAAGACTTAGAGGACGCTTTACTCTATCTCATTTCTAACGACTTTGTCCGAGTTTCTAAGTCTGGCTATTTCAACCCAACTCACAAAGGCAACCTCACAGCTCTGCTCTACGTGTCTCCAGAGACTGTCTCGACGTGCTTCGAACCTGCTTACGAAAAATACAGAGCTTCTCCTCTAAAGTCAGTTTTTTGGCTCTTTTCTTATTTCCTCCAGTCTAACGAATTCATGGAGGCTTTGGCAATAAGGCCTGGAGACTTACAAGTTATTGATGCTGCTAGAAAATTCTTGCCTCCCCAAACAGACGAAAGAGTACTAAAAGCGTTCTCAATAATCTTCAACTCTTCATTTGCACTATCAGAAGATAAGCTCAAGGTTAAAGAACAAGCAGCTCGTCATCTAAGAGCAGCTGCTGCAATTTTAAATGATAGAAAACTCTCTTCTAGCCTCTCTAGGCTCCAACTCTTGGTAAAATATGAGACTCTCGACGAGACTCGAGCAGACCTCTTAAAAGTCCCTGGGGTCGGGAAAGTTTACGCTGAGAAGTTAATCAAAGCTAAAGTCCTCTCTGTCCGAGACCTCCTCTCAGCAGACCTCAAAAAAGTCCTAGGAGTAGGAGAAAAAACTGAAAGAAAAATAAAAGAAGGTGGTAGAAAATTCATGAAATAAAAGATAAAGTCCTCTTTTTACTAGCCGACAAGCCGTTATCTTTTAGAGAGCTTTTAGACGCTCTGGGAGACGAAGAAAAACTCTTAGTAAGGAGAGTCTTGAACTCGCTGATGTCTTGGAAGCAAATTGAAGCCTTCGCAGAAGAAGGGCAAGTGAAATATAAGGTGGTCGAATGAGCTCGAAGTTTGTTTCTACCCTCAAAAAATTAAGGGCGACAAACTCGAAGAACGAAAAAGTCTCTATACTCATAAAAGCTCTCAACCCAGCTCTCGAGGAGGTTTTTTTCTATACATTTAACCCGTACTACACTTATTCTGTCACGTCAAAGAACGTCGCTTTAAAGCCCTACACGTTCACTATAGACATGTTCTTGAAAAAAGATAAGAAGGCTCGCTGCAGAGCTTCAGACAACGACTTTGTCCAGTTCTGTCACACTGTCCTCGACGAGCTCAGGAAACGGCGAGTCACTGGGAACGCTGCAATATCATTAGTCGAGACTTACGTGAACAAGTTCCCTAAGCCTGATGCTATTGAGATGCTCAACATCTTAGACCGCAACTTAAAAGCCGGGATTGGTATAAAAACTCTCAACAAAGTTTTAAAGAAAAAAATACCTACCTTCTCGTGCGCCCTAGCACATGAATACGACCCTACAACTCAGCAACTACCATTTCAAAAAACGTACGTCTCTCGCAAACTCGACGGAGTCCGAGCGATTGCAGTCAAAGAAGAGAACACCGTGAGAGTGTTCTCTCGCAACGGGAAAGAGTATTTCACGATGGACAAGATCAAAGAAGACATTAAAAAACTCCCGCTCAACGACGTAGTCTTCGACGGAGAAGTCTGTATCGTCCAAAAAGACGGTACAGAAGACTTCAAAGCCATTATCAGCGAGCACCGTCGCAAAGACCACACGATACCAAACCCTCTATTCTTCATCTTCGATATCATCCCTCTCCAAGCGTTCAAATCAGGGATTGGGACAGAAAAATATGAGAAAGTCTACACCCGTCTTTCAAGCCTTGCCCCCAATTTGAAACGCTGTAAATACATCAAAGTCTTAGAGATGAGAAAAGTCCGTTCTTACAGAGACTTATTAGAGGAAATAGAAATCGCTGACTCTCTAGGGTGGGAAGGCTTGATGTTGAGGAATGGAGACGCTGTTTATGAAGGGAAGAGGACAAAAAACCTCCTCAAGTTTAAGAAGTTCAAAGACGCTGAGTTCAGCGTCATAGGAGCTGTCGAAGGGTCAGGAAAATATAAAGGAATGCTCGGAGCTTTAATCATAGATTTTAGTGGCGACCGAGTTTCTGTCGGTTCTGGGTTCACAGACGAAGAGAGAAAGTCATATTGGGATATGTATAACCGAGGGTCCCTCCCAAAGATAGCGACAGTAAAGTTTCAAGAAGTTTCGATCGACCGAAAGACGCGCGCAAAGTCGCTACGGTTCCCTGTCTTTAAGTGCTTCCGGAGATAGTTTTTTATATCTTTTTTCGTTATTTTTAATTATGATTCAAAAAAAGTATATAGTCTTATTTTTTGCTCTCCTCCTCGCGGTCACAGTCCCAATAAGCCAAGAGGTACACCCTAAAAAAATCAACTCATGCGTTAAAATATCTCCTCTCTCTTACACTTCCACCGAAGAGATAGACTACATTTATCCGACTTCAATTGGTAGCGTGTTCTTTTCCGGCTCTCCGAATTACAACAACGTCTCAAATGTGAGGGAAATAGACGGCGCGTATGTAGACTTGAAAGAAAAGCTTAACGACCATCGCTCATTTTGGGAGTTTTTTCTCGACGAAGAGTTTTTACAAGTGTTTCAAATATCAATTAGAATATATGGAAAAGAAGACGATGCAAACACAGCTTTGAAACTTTATATTTTTAATTTTGGGACTAGTTTTTGGGAATTAATTGCTCCTAGCGTTATGCCAAATGGAGACCCATGGTCTTGGTACAATTACACTTACTCTGTAAATCTTTCTTATTTTGAAAACAAAGAGAGAGTCAAGTTCAAGCTCGAAAGTTTCGCACTTGGGTTTGGAGCTGGGGACTGGTTTATTGATTATATTGAACTGCAAGTCAACGGGACTGTAGACGAAGAACTCCCGAATATTCATAACTTCTGGGTTGAGCCTGAAAGTTTGAACAGTAGCAGCGACATAACTCTTAACTCTACTATTAGCGATAACGTAGGAGTCGCGTCAGTCAGCTTGAGTTTTACAGGAGACGTAGGCTCAACGTACAATATGACTTTTGTACAAGATATAACTGAAAATAACGTATCTCATCACTATTATTATATAGCTCGCCTCCCTGCTGGGAATTGGAGTGCTACTCTCAGAGCATCAGACTCCTATGGGAACGAAAATTCGTCTCGTCTCGACTTCAGAGTAAATAGGTCAGAGACCGGGAGTAAAGTCCACCCTCAAATTTTATGGGATACAGAAAGTCTTGTAGCAAACATAGGACAGAATATAACGGTCAATATCGTCGTCCAAAATGGTACTAATAACATTAGTAAAATCTGGGTGTACGACGAAACTCTCGGCCAAAATGTAACCTTAGCAGAACCAAACAATAAGACAACTGTTGGACTCACGTACAACGTCACCTCTGGTACTGGAGGGACTTACGATGTTATATTTTATGCTAACGACACAGACGATAACCTCGCGATTTCCTCGATTTTAGTGACTTTTGAAGTCCCAGACGATAAGCCTATCGTCCAAAATATATTCGTTAACGATAGTTATTTAGGTATCGGCTATTATACTAATATAACGTTTACAGTGATGACAAAATACTTCAACATAGATAGTGTGTGGTACAGAAACATTAATGGTGATAATACAACAGTTGTGACTGATGTTGTGGCTCAAATCGGGAGATACAGCATAGTTTTAACTTCTACTGAAGCAAGGAGCGAGGTCATTAAATTATACGCTAATAACACTTACGGTCAAGAGTCCTACGAAAATGTTCTTATCACGTGGGCAGTTTTAGAGACTCCTCCAGATTTTACGATGATAGCCGTCAATGACTCGTACCTCTCAGTAGACTATACTGCTGAACTCGAGTGGAAAGTCAAGTCCACTGAGTATAATATCAGCTTTACTTGGGTTTATAACTCTCTCATAGGTGAGAACACTTCGTTTTATTCTGTAGGTTCTAGTGGAGAATTCCTCTTCTCAACAGATTTCACTTCTCATAGCGAAGGTGCTTATAACTTTACAGTCTATGCTAATGATACTTACGGTAACATAGCTTCTATTGAGACAACTATACGGTGGTATGCTCTCGTCTATAAACTCACTTTTCTTGTCACTTCTAATTTAGGCACCTCAGTCGAAAATGCTTCGATTACGATAGAGAACGGAGTACACAATATATCAGAGACTATTTTCACAGATAAGGACGGAGTCGCTTCGATAGAACTTTATAACGACACATATTCGTATACTGTTTCAGCCCCTGGGTATATTAGCATCTCGAGCGCTGTAGAACTGAGTTCAAACACAATCGAGAGAGTTATTTTAAACCCGACCCCAGGAAAATTTGTCCTCGCTATAACTGTAGTCTATGTGACAAGAGTTAGAGCGAGCGGAGTCACTGTGATTGTACAAAATTCGAGTGCTACGTTCACGTCTGTTACAAATACTAACGGTGAAGCTTCCTTTGTCTTGGAAGGAGGAGACTACGTAATTAAAGTAGAAGAGTACCCGTTCTACGCTCCGCAAGAAACTTCAGTCCACCTAGAAAAAGATACAGTCATCTCGATAACTATATATAAGACATTTTTCACGTTATCCACTATTAGAGGCACGGGAGTTATTATGTTGGACATCTTACCCATTATAGTGTCTATCGCAGTTGCTGCTGTCTTATATAAAAAACTAAAACTCAAAAAATCTATACTCGCGTCTGGGCTAACGTTGTTAGCGTCTAGTATAATACTCCAGAGCTACACTTACTATGCAGTCGCAGGTGTATTTATTTCTGTAGCCGTGATACCGTTCATCTTGGGCGAACTAATGGGACTTCCAGGTTGTTCTAAATTTGAACTTCAATACTTAGATGAGACAGCCCTCACTATTATAATAACAATAGTAGCTTCAGTTTTTCTTTCAGACTCCATGCTTTATTTAATGGGGTACGACCATATTTTCCCGAGTTCTTTACAGCCTCTATCTATACCTACATTTGGAGTTATTTTAGGAGCTGGAATTTTTCTCGGAATATTTTACGGAGCAAAAGTAATCACTAAATTTAAAATATTAGAAATTACGTCAGTTAAAACTCTTATAAAAATAGTCCTTATAGTTTCAATAGCTTTACTCAGTACTATGTTAGTGTTTGACTTCTTGGACTTTCCAAACGTGTTCCCACCGTTTCTTGAGTACTTAGGTCTAACTTGTCTCGGGGTCAGCTTTTCGCTCTATGTCTTCTTAAAGCTGAAGGACTTTGTTAACATATACGTTGCATTAGGGCTTTCAGTAATAGCAGCACTGTTAGCTTGCATCTTAGTAGACGCTCTCTTCCTTTTATGAAAATATTAATATTTTCTTTTTTCTCTTTTTTTATTACTATGAAAAGAGTGTTGAGAACGTGCGGAGAAGCATTCCTCCAAGTAGCGCTTGTAGGAATTTTGATGTTCATAACTGAGCGTTGTGGGCTCCTGATGGTCTACGTAAAGATCTTTGGGAGCTTTTTCACCAGTGCAGAGTCATCAGGGCTTTTAATTGCGGTTTTAATGGGGTCAACGTTTGTTGCTAATGTAGTGAGCTATTTCTGCTTAAAGAGCGTAAACTTCATCGTCCGAGCAATCTTAGAGACCTTTATATTTTTGTCTACGTATTACTTTATTTCCTTCGCACTTCAAGGTCTTTTTATAATCTATTATTTTCCATTTCAGACGTATCTATTTCTCCAGATCGGAGTAATCCTTACTTCTAATTTAATTTTCGAAGTGATAAAATGACAATAATGTTAGAACAGTTTCTCCCGAGAGTGAGAGAGACTAATGGAGACATCACGCGTTTCGACCCTGAGAAAATAACTTCTTCTTTGATAGCTGAAGCTGGAGTCAGCGAAAAAAACGCAAGAGAGGTCACGAAAAAAGTAGTACAGAGGATCATTAGTTCAGATATTAAATGGCTCTCTGGTCCCGAAATTAGGGAGTTGTGTTGCTCAGTCCTCGCAGAAAACGGTTTGTTAGCTGCTAGAAAAAGATATACTCGGTTAGGGATGCCTTTAATGGACTACGAAGAGTTAGTCGAGACTGGTATTAAAGAAAACGCGAATCAATACAACAACCCCGAGTCTATCCACTCGTGGTGCGCTGATAAAATCGCAGAAGAATACGCTCTCCTCAGGTTGATGCCTGAAGAGCACGCTAATGCACACCTTAAAGGAGATATACACGTCCACATGCTGAGGTATTTTGACCTCAGGCCGTTCTGTCAAGAGTGGGACCTCCGGCTCATTTTAAAGTATGGGCTGCCTCCAACAGGCTGGAGGCACTCTGCTGTGAGTTCACCTGCAAAACACGCTATGGTCGCAGTTTTACACGCTGCAAAGTGGCTTGGTATCGTCCAGGGCGAATTCTCGGGCGGGCAAGGTTACGATAACTTCACAGTCTTCTTAGCTCCGTACCTCAGAAGAAAGTCTTACGAAGAGATGAAACAACTCGCCCAGTGCTTCGTCTTTGAGTCTAACCAGATATATGCTGCAAGAGGAGCTCAAGTCCCATTTACTTCTATCTCGTGTTTACCAGCGATCCCAGAAAAGTTACAAGATGTCCCAGCAATTTCATTTGGAGGAAAAGTTGACGGTGTTTATGGTGATTACGCGGACGAGTGCAGGATGTTTTCCAAAGCTATAACTGAAGTTTATACCCAAGGCGATGGGAACGGGAAGATGTTCAATTTCCCAAAGCACGAAATTAAACTAAAGAAAAAGTGGATGAAAGAATTTGAAGAGGACTATTTAGACGTATGTAAAGAAGCTGCAAAATTCGGTACTCCTTATTTTCTGAACACAGCTGCAGATTGGATGCCAGACGAAGTCCATTCGCAGTGCTGTAGGATCATTTTGACCCCAGACGGGATTAAAAAGTTTTGCCACGACCCGGAACTGTTTGACTGGCACAAGTCATATATGAACATGGGTAGCCTCCAAAGCGTGTCTTTAAATTTACCGCGATATGCCTATATGGCAAATGGTGACGACGACAGGCTGTTCGAAATAATTGAGAAGAATGCTTCTCTCGCGAAAGATATCCTTTTAATTAAACTTAGCATAATTAAAAAAAGACTAAAGAACAATCTAACTCCGCTATGCGCAGGGAAAATCGAAGGTACTCCTCTTTTAGACTTAAGAAAACAATCTCTTTCTCTCGGTTTTGTCGGTCTAAATGAATGTGTCCAAGCGCACACTGGGTTCGAGCTCCACGAAGACCCTTCTGCTTTTGAGCTAGGGAAAAAGGTCCTCTCTTTTTTGTCGCAAAAATGCCTCGAATTTTCTGTTGAAAACCAGATGAATTTCTCACTTTGGGAACAACCTGCAGAGTCTACAGCTAGCCGTTTTGCTTTCCTCGATTTGAAACACTATAAAGACAGAGCAGTAGTCAGAGGTGACCGTTCAGACCCTACATCGGTCTATTACACGAATTCAGGTCATCTTAATTATTCAGCGAACATCCCTTTACCGCAGAGGATAAAGCTCCAAGCTGAGTTCCACCCGATAATTAAAGGTGGCGTAATTACGCACATGTGGCTGGGAGAATCACACCCGGACCCAGAAGGGCTCTGGAAGTTCACTAAAAATATATCTTTGAACACAAAGACGGGGTATTTTGCATATACGCTCGATTTTAGTGAGTGTTTGAAGTGCAACAGCTTTATTTCAGGAGTTTATGACACCTGTCCGAGGTGCGGTGCCGGCGGTGAGTATATAGAGTGGTGGAGTCGAGTCACAGGGTACTATGCGCGGGTGAAACGCTACAACTCAGGAAAGCGTAAAGAGTGGGAAGAGAGAGTGCGATACAGTGTCGACTCGTGAGCTTTCTCTCTAGTCTTTACTTTTTTATCTTTTTTCCTTCTTTTTTTCTGAGGTTGCTATTTTTTTCATCTAGAGGCCGCTTGTTCTGATTTATGTCCTTTTTTTTTGTTATTTTTGCTTGGTTTATTTTATATTTATTTATTTGTATTTTTGTTTTGAGTTTAGTTTTATTAAAAAAGACGGAGACTCCTAGACAACTTTTTTATATTACTTTTTTGATATATTTTTCTTAGAACAATGTAGAAGTGTTTGTGGTAGCATGAAGTTGAACATAAAATTATATATTTTTATGAGTTTGTTCTTGGTTTTGAGCTTATCGGCTATAGAGAGTGCATATATAGCAGTACCTGCTAGCAATGAGGTCATATCAAAAACAGACGAGACTCAGATAGTAGGACTAAGTTCTGATTATTTAAGATACGATGATATGTTAGTCCAACTAGGTGGAGTCCAGGAGTTTTATGATAGAAGTCTGTCAACAAATATTGTATGGGATAAATTTACGAGTTTTTATAACGCTCAAAACACGACTATAAATTTTGACAACATAACAGCTGTCAACCAGTCTAGAGACTCTTATGTCTTAAACACAATGAAATTTAGAGGTGACCAGACTGTCCAGAATATGAGTTTACTCTCTAAATATTATCATAATTCGAAGATAGGCCCTTTATCAAGGAAGATAAGTGCTTACTATGATTATTTTGACACTAATACATCCGCCCTTTATACAGGTGACTTTTCTGTTCATGATAATAGCTTATATTTGACAGATTGTAGTCACGTATTTTCTCCGTTGTTTTACGCTGGTGGTATCATTGAATTCGAGTTTGTATTTATGTACACTCAGAATTTCGTCACTTTAAAAATGACTCTTTTTGACGAATACAATGAGTCTGTGTTGATGTTTAACTATTATTATAATGACCCTATCTACGGGTACGCAAATATAACTATAAGCAACGGTTCAAGTACTGCTATATTCAAAGTGTCGGCTCAGAAAAATCAATTTTATAGAGTATATTATTTAATAAACTTGATAAATGAGACGTACTATTTTGATTTTGATAACGGGAGCCTGATTACCAATAATACTAAGTGCACGTCTCACTGTGACTATGTAGAACGGTTCCTTTTTAATAGTGTTGGGTACTCTAATTCCTTTGTTATAGACAATATATCAATTTATAAACTATACCCAGACTCTATATTCGATTGGTATTTAGCTGCAGACTTAAATGCTACTAAAAAATATGTTATTGAGGAAGGCCTTACTTCGAACTGGGCTATAAATAATGAATCTTTAGATATACTTGAAGCATATCATGAAGGTCAGTTTTATACAGTGAAAGGGAATATAACTAGTCCTAATCCTGAAGTAACGTTGATAGCTAACAGTGCTAATAACCCTTGGTTTTCAGAGTTTTATTGCGAAGACAACTCCAACATTACTTTAAGGTTATATTCTCCTGTTAACGTTTCAGTTACAGTTATTATCGACTATAGTAATTTATTAGTGGATACTTTCGAATTCAACTTATCTAATTGGGGCAGCTTCAGGTTTATATTATTAAACGCATCAAACTCGACTGTTACAGGTATAAGTATAAGATATAAATTGAACACTACTCAAATAAATAAAATAATAACGATACTCATAGATTCTATATATATAACAGCTGGACTACAACGAGCAGGAAATAGTATAGTACTCCCTAAATATGTTTATACTGGGTTAGCCTATAAATCAATTAACAGTTCAGAGACCATAGCCTTTTATGGAGAAGTTAACTTGACTGATAGTCTACCTATTTTAGATATTGGAGTCTGTTCATTTAACTTGTCTGCATTAAACCCAGATGTCTTACATACTTTTGAGGCGTATATTTATCAAGATGGGTATGTATATATAAATTTTAGCGTCGATGGTAAAAAGCCTATTAAAGTACGATATGGGCTGAAGTTACCTCTTTATATCAAGTTTAATAATATAGACATAGTGGAGTTTATAGAGAGAGTGAAGGTCGCGGACTATTACTATCTCTCTAATCTTGATACTACAGTAGTGAAAATATACCCAAATACAGCTCAAATAAAAAATATAGGTAGTGATTTTATGGTATCTGGGAGTTGGAGTACTTTATATTACAATAATTTTGGATATAAGGTTCATGAAGACGTTTGGTCTTATTATAACTTCAATACTACGGACCTAAGCGAGATTTATTTAAATTTTACAGTCCCTGATATCCTCGATGTAATAAATATTTCGTTCAGAGCGAGCTACGGGTTTGTACATAACGGTAACCCTGGAGTCACAGTCTCTTTTTTGTCTGATAAATGGGATAACATATCATATTATAATACTATCCCGACTGCTTGGGGATATTCAGATATTATTACGCTTAACGTCAATACTACCGAAATAGATAAATATGTACATAATAGGGAGTTTTATGTTAAAGTGACAATAGGGAAAGATAGTCTAACTGGTTATAGTGGGTTTATGTTAGACTATGCATATATACAAATAGCTACTGCTCCGAAGCATTATTCTTTATTTGTATCAGAGCAATATTCACTATCCTACCACCCTATAGACAAGTTTGATCACCCCGATTTTAATCGCGAAGTCTTTAGCGACCATTACAACGTAAATTATACGAATAACATTACTGTTTTGGGAGATTACTACCAGTATATAGGTTATAACGGGACTCAAGAAAATGGGGAGATTTACTATTTTAGTTATGTATTCAAGAGCCTCCCTAATGTGTTTATATTTTCTCCTAATATTACTCAGAGTAGGGTAAAATCTATATCAGGTATTTCTACTTTCTATAGGAGTAATATAGAGAATATAACGTTTTACTTACAATTTTTGTTTAACTTTACTATCAGACAGCGGATGACTATTGAGGTCTTTAATAACTCTAATTTAAAATGGGAGCTTATTACGCCGTACGAAAAGTTTATAAGTATGGTCCCTTCCTTCAAATTTTATGGGACGAACGGCCCTATAAAGTGGAGAGTCTGGAGTAGAAAAATAGAGTCTTTTTATAATTTATCAACAGTTTCAGTAATAAGTAATAACGTCTCGATATCGTATATGAAATTCGATTGGGATGACTGGAGGAAGACAGTGACGAGAGACACTATATATGATAGTTTCGAAAACAATACTCTAGCAGACTATACTGTCGAAAACAATATAACTGGTGTTGAAGAACTTACTTGGGATCCTGTTAGGAAAGCAATATATTTTTGGAGCGATTCAGGAGTAGCTCCTCGTCTATCGTTGAGTAGAGGATTTTCTGCTGCAGTGAGTTATGTAGAGTTGACTATCTATGGAGAGCTTATATCTCCAAATGGTGGAACTTTTAACGTTTGGCTTAAAGGTGGGGATAATTCAGTTCGATTATATATAGATCCTTCTGGTGATCTGTATTATTCTGATGGTCTCAACAGTATGGCAGATACAGGTGTAAGCATTAATCGAGGTGAAGAATTCAGGTTGGATATACTATTTGACGTAGACAGGAGTTCTGGACTTATGTGTTTTGACGGTTCTCTCATAGAGGGGAAAGAATTAAAGTTCTGGTCAGAAGACACTTCAAAGTACATCGACACTATGTCTATTACTACTGCTGGTTCGATTTCTACACCGTCAGAATTTTATATAGACGAACTTAGTGCTGGTGTAATACTCTCTTTCAGTCCTTTAGGAGAGCAAGACAGTGTTGAGGCTTCGGACGGTGGGTGTAACGGTGAAGTGCTGTATAACAACTATACTTATACGTTTGAGGCTAACGATTCTATAAATTTTGATGGAGATTCTATGATGTATTCGAGAGTTAGAGACTTTCCTGGTTCTGCTACTGAACTATGGCTGAAATTTAGTTTTGGGTACCCTTTAGACTACGAGCAAGGACTCCTTATGTTAGGCCTTAAATGGGGAATTTACGAAAACGTTAGCCAAGTAGCTTCAGCACAATTTATAGTTAGCGTCTACGATTATGTAAATAACAAATATATCAACCTCACTGCTTTTAAACCTATCCTCCAACCTTATGAGAAAAGAGGGTATGAGGTCAATTATTTCTTTTCTT